TCGGGCGAAGCCGGTTCTGGCTGAGATGGATCGCCGGTCAAAGGCCAGCGATATGCCGTGGCTGATTCGGTTCCGCGAAAACCGGGCGATCGTCGTGGCCCCGCCCTCGATCAACCGCGGCGTCTGGGGCGAAAGCCAGCAGACCGAAGCGAAACCACGCGATCAGGTGGGCCTGCCCTATCCGGGTTTGGAACAGATCCCGGTCACTTGAGATCATGTATCCGGCGCCACGCACTGGATCCGGGTCCAGATCGAAATCTCCTGGCCGTCCGTTGTGCTGACCTGCGCGGTGATGGTGTATTCGACGCCGGCCACCATGGTGCCGATCTTCTGCGCCACGATCATGCCGTTGGTGTTGGCGGTCACCTTATAGGGCGGCCCCGACGCAATGGTGCCGATGAACGCGCTGCCGATCAGCCGGGCCGATGGCGTCGCATCGGTGCTGGTGGCCGATTGGTAATAGACGATGCAGGTGACCTGCATGATGGTGATCGGCGGCCCGGCCCCCACGACATTGGTGAAATCGAACAGCACATATTCTTCGTCGCCGGCCAGGATCGGGGGTTTCAGATCGGGGGCTTGCGGCATGGGGGCGGTCTCCTGGTGTGGTTCAGGTGTTGACGCAGTTCAGGTGTTCACCCGGCTCAGCGGTGCCGGCGACAGATAGCGGCTGAACTGGGTGGCACCGGCCGATCGATTGGGGGCGGCAACGGTCACGTAATAGCCCGATACGGTCGGCAGCGGTGTCGCCGAAAACGCGATGGCGCAAGCGGCCGATGACGGGCCAACCCCGATGCCGAACTCGATCTCCGCCACGGCCTGGAAACGCGATGCGGTGATCGTGTACTCGGCTGGTGCCACGGATGACGACGCCGGCACCGAAGCCAGGTTTTCGCTCTGGCCCAGGGCCGCATAGGTGAACCGACCAAACCATTCCCCCTGCGGCGGCGGCGACCCATAGATCCCGGCCAGATCCTCTATCGGTGCCGCCATCGTGTTGCCGATGCCGCGCAGGGATTCGACCGGGGCGGCGGGGCCGGCTTGCAAATTGGCGAACCATTCGGCGTTGGGGTAAGCCCCGCCCGAGGCCCCCGCCAGCGCCTCAGCTCGCGCCATACCGGCCGGAACCTGGGTGAGCCATTCGATCTGTTGCTGACCACTTGCAAGGTTTCCGGTCGATTCGAGGGGTACCGAACCACTGCCCAGCACGCCGCCCCGCCATTCGGCTTGTGGTGACACCGGGCCAACCGCACCGCCCAGGGATTCCGCTACAACCGCAAGCGGGCGCAGCGCGCCGATCAAGGCTTCAAGCGGCACGGAAGCGGCACCGCCTTGCGCAATCACCCCGCCCCATTCGATCTGGACAGCCGGGATAAACTTAATCCCGCTCAGGCTTTCGCTGCCGACAGATCCTGGGGCGCCAACCCCGATGCCGCACTCGACCGGCCAAACATGGTCGCGCTGACTGGTGGTGATCCACTCGGTCTGGAGAACGACACTGCCGAATTGCATCGTCGATGCCCATAAGACCGGTCCGCCACTGACCGACCCGGCCGCGAGCAACTGCTCATCCACCATGACCTGATCGGCTTTAAGGGCATTGCCCCACTCAAACGGCAACCCCGCATCGGCACCGAAACTGCCGGTATCGGTCCACTCGGCCTGAAGCAAAGACGGGGCGATCATAGGCATGGAGGATTCGGCGGCGAACACGCCGTTGATCGTAATGCTGCTTCCCAAAAATTCGGGCCAGGACGCGGCTGAACCGATCACGCCGCTCAGGCTCTCCATCGGGCCGCCCGCCGCGGCCGACACCGAATAGACCGGGCCGCCGCCATTCCAGAACAGCAATAGCGTCATGATGCAAGCATGGCCTCGGGCGATCAGAATCAGGCGCCGGATCCTACCGCTATTCGGTCCTTACCGAAACCTTGGCCTCAAGCCCCGCGCCTTCCATCCGCCACGACGCATGACCAGCCGGTGCGGCCACTGCGCGGGTCCCGTGCCAGCGCGTATCCAGGGTGATCGGCCAGCCACGCCGCCACGGGGATCTGCCCCCGCATGGCGCACTCGACGCCGCTGATCGGCCGGCATTCGGGCATCTCGGCATCGCCATAGCACTGCATCGGCGACAGGCGCTCCGTCTGGCACCGATCGGGCGACGCCGCAAGGCAGGCATAGATCAGGATGACGACGGCCGGCATGGTTGCGGCCTAGCAATCGGCGTGCCGAGGGGGCAGCCTCAATATCGCCATCGTGCATTTTACACAGTATTGTGTCACAGAAACCCCTCAAGGAATCGAATCATGCAAGCCAAACGGAAAGTTTTAGCCAAGCGGCCGAATGCCAAGCTGGTGAAAACGGCAAATGCCCTCGGCAATAGCTACCATGTGATCGACGGCGACGAGCGGCTATCCATCCTGCCCTGCGCGATCAGCCCGGCTGGCGCATGGCGGGGATCGCACTACTGCCTAGTGCGTAAAGAGCAGGCGGCAAAGGCTCGTCAATCATGACCGCGCTAAACGTACACCCGCACGTCGCATTCAAGATCCCCCAGCTCGGCTTCGACGAGCACTTTCGACTTCGAAGCCGCGGCCGAACGCTGCTGCAGGCGCACCCGGGCAAGGCCACCCGCCGACAGGTAGCGATCCTGCCAAGACTCGATGGCACCTTGCAGCGCCTCGCCCTCCAGGCGCGGATCGAACAGCAGGGCGAGATCTCGCTGAAGGGCGTATCGCCCCTTGGAGGAGGTGGTGGGCAGTCCCCGACGCGTGATGACCGCCCCGACTCGAACCAACCCCTCCCGCAGGGTTTCGTCTCGGATCGGCTCACGCGTGTTATCCTGAAACCAGCGGTCTGCAGGTGCCGGAAATCCTGGCCTTTCTACGGCGGACGCATAGAGGCGGCGGTCGTCATCTGTGCGGCGCGCGGCCTGATGACCGCCCATCCGATAGACATGCTTCGGCGCCATCCAGATACCGGTATCCTCGATTGCACCAATATAGAGCAGCACGAAGACGGTCCGTGCCGCCATTTCCCGCGTGACGTAACCGCGCTGCGGGGTGCCGGGAGGGAAGATAAGCTGAAGACGATTGTGGACCTCGGCCAGCTCAGGCAGCGGCGGCAGCATCCGCCCGCCCATAGGCCGCCGCAATCAACGCCTCCACCTTATGCGACGGCCCCCCACAGGAGATCAGCCGCGCCAGCGCGTTCAAGACCGAAGGCGCCGGCAGCGGCAGTTCTTCCAGTTCAAACGCGGACACCGCCACCGATCCATTGATGCACCGGAACGCGGCATCGACGGCGGCACTGTTCAGCAGTGCTGCGATCACCGCCGCCGGCAGCGTTGCCGCCGGCGATACCGGCCGCACCATGTTGAGATGATTCTCCACCACGACCGCCACGTGAGGGCGAATAAACTCATCAGGCAGTTCCGCGGCGATCAGACGCCGTTTCTGTTCCTTCGCGGTGGTTCGCTGAACCAGGACGCAAGGCCGGTCAAGGATCAGCCAATCATCCTTGGGACGCCGCGCCACGAACCAAGGCGCATGGTTGCGCTTTTCGCTCCGCCATACGAACCGCCCGTCACTAGTCACCGACTCCGCCCAGATGACCGGGTAGGCATCGTCGGTCCTCAGCGTTGCGAGTTGCGGCTTGAACCGGTTCCACACGAGCGGCCCGGTCGATACGCCATAGGCATAATCCCGGAGGCGATGCGGCATCAGGCGCAGGCGTCGCGAGAGCGATAGCTGGTCGGACGAGCGCGGCAGCAGCCAGGGCGAGCTCGGATCAGCCGGCAGCGTGAATGTATCGCCCCTCTGAAGACGGACCTGACCTGTCGTTCCGGTATCGAGAAATCCCACGCGGCCGGGGATAGCACGGCCACCTCGCCGATAGGTCGCCAGCATCGTCTCCTGCAGCACATCGGCAAACACGTTGTTACGCTCGCCCACGAAATTCACCTCCAGCGGCGGCGCCTCCGCCGCGAGGAGCGTGCGCAGAGCCCGGTAATAGAGGCCGGACAGCATCGAGGTGGGCGTGACATAGGCGACGACCCCGCCGACCCTAACCCACCGCAGCGCGGCATCGGTAAACAGCCCGTAGAGATTGGCGTGGCCGTAAACGCTGCGCTGGAACAGCGCGCGGCGGGCTGGCGGCAGCGAAATCCGCCCGTAAGGCGGATTCCCGATGACCAGATCGAACCGCTCGAGATCAGCCAGCCGCCGGTCAAGACTATCGCGGCTCTCGATCATCCGTGGTGCCGGCTGCCCTGCCGCGTGGGTCAGATTCAAAAGCGCGAAATCGAGTGCCACTTGCGCCAACCACGCGCCGAACGGATCGATGTCGATCCCTCTGAGCCGCAGCCCGAGTTGTTGCAGGATAGAGGCAGGATCAGTTCCGGCCAGTGCATCCACCATCCGGGATACCACCGGCAGCAGTAGCGCCGCCGAGCCACAAGCGGGATCGAGCACACTTGCGGTCCTCCACGCGACACCGGCGTTTTCCGCCATCAGCAGAAGCCGATCCGCGAGTGCTGGTGGCGTGTAGTAGATTCCATGGGCGGCCCGGTAGGTATCCGGGAGACAGGCCGCGTAGATTGCACCGATCAAACCCGCCGCTTGCCGCGGCTCCTTTGCCGCAAGTCCCTCGCCGATTCGTGACGCCGTATTGGCGTCCTCCATCGTCAGGCCGATCAGATCCGACGCTCCCGGCAGTTCGCGCAACATCCAGCGCGGCCCGAGTGCCCGCCACCACGCCTCGACGATCGTAAAGGTGAAACGCTGTGCGAAGGCCAGACGTGACTCCGGCGCGATCCCGGCACAATGACGCCTGGCTAGGTCGCCCGGCGTCGCCTCTGTGAATACCGGCCGAAATTCGCGCGACTCCGCCACGTCAGTCCCCATTCTCCCCTGAACAACGCTCGATCAATAAGGGAATTATATATTTGACTCCCACAGTTAATCGTCTTCCGACTCTTTATCGAACGGATCTTCGCCGAGCACGGCCCTGGCTTGCATGGTAACGACCAATTCCCGCGCAAACTCGTGGGTTTCATGGTAGCCGCACGGCGCGGTCTTCACTGGGTAGTAATACTGTTTCGGCGCGCTGCACAGTACGCTTACTCGACCCTCAAACTGATCGAGGTTCAGGCCGCGCCACGTTTTGCAGGACGGGCACTCCCATAACCATGACTTTTTCTCGCCGTCTCGAACGGCGCGGAAGCGACCTACTTTTGTCGTCACGATTTGGCTCATGTTGACCGATCCTTCGCGATCTTTGTTGCGCGGCGCTTGCGCTTCTTCGCTGGCTTGGACTTTGGCTTCGGGCGATAGGCCAAGATCACGTCAGCAATCGCATCCAGTTCCTTTGGCGGATCTGGCGCGGTCACGCGCTTGCATACTCCCAGCACTTTCCGGCCAATAGGAACCGTCGAAATGGGCTGCCAGGGGTTCGGCGGCGGCGTATCAGGTGTCATTGCTGATGCCGCTTAATCAGGCGCAGCCATTCGGGCACGGCAACGGCGGGCACCAAAGTCACGTCGAATTTCGGAACCTCGCCTAATATCCCCGGTTTTTCATAGACATAGCAGCGCTTGACGCCGATCAGTTCCTTCACGCCAGGGACCGCGAGCAAAACATACTTGTCCATGTCATAGGCCACCACAGACACCTCGCGAACGGGTGCCTCGGTGTTCGGGATATCGCCCAATTCCGTGAACGGATAATCGGTCCAAGCCCTCATGTGATCCTCCTTAGCCAGCAGGCGCCGCGCTCAAACCGTCTCGCGTGGGAGCTCACGCGCCTGTTGCTAGCCAGGATCGACGGCGAGCGCGAGCGCCTTCCGATGGTCACGCTACGACCCTGCCGGCACCTTGCCCAGCTTCACGGCCGCGACAGTCGACTTGAGGTTACCCGCGAACGTATAGAGCCACGGCACGTCAGCCACCGCCAGCTTTTCAAGGGTACACGCGTCGCCAAGATACGCCTCGGTGGTCGAAACGATCGGCACCAGATTGAGCGGCCCAATCGCCGCCTCGGTGGCGCTGATCGTGGCGCACACCGCCGATGCGTCAGTCTCGACGGTAGCGACCTGCTGCGCGGTGCAGCCCGCCAGGACGCCCAGAGACAGGCCGGCGGCGTAAGCAAAGAGTATCGTACTTAAGCGCATGATCGGTCTCCTAAGTGGTGGCGGGGAGAGGACTCGAACCTCTGACCTTCAGGTTATGGGCCTGACGAGCTACCATCTGCTCCACCCCGACATAACTTCTGACGTATCAGCGAAAGAGCCGGCGCCGGTGACAGCGCCGACCGAGGTGGGGGAAACGCGACCGCTGGGGTGCAGCAACCGCAGGTGTTTTCGTATCAAACATCATGCGTGGGCGCAAGTCACAACCGGCTGATCAGGGATCGCGTTCAGGATTTGGGGCGGAATCCATTCGCCATTCCCGAATTTTACATCGCCGATATGGACGCTCTCTGGCGTCCCGGCACCGATGGAAGCTGACAGGGTCTCGCCATCTATGGTCAGCCACACCGGTTCGGTTTGCAGATCCCAGACCACCAGCAAATACCCGTCGCTATCTGGGCATATCTGAGGGCTCCGCTTGCTGTCGGGCAGCGCCATAAAGAACCGCATCGCCGTATCCCGCGTTTCGCTGGAAATCCGCATCAGCACCGGTTTCGGGCCGCTCGACCACAGGCCAACCCGATTAAAGTGCATCGTCAGCCAGACCAGCGTATCGCGATCACGGTTGGTCACGCCGACGCCGCCAGCACCATCTCCCCATCCCAGTTCGGGAGCGCCTGCCACGGCACCGGGCCATGCAGGACGGTCGGATCCAACCCATAGCGAACGACGTAATCCGCCACTAGGAAACAGTTTGCGGTGGCGTCGTTGCGGTTGGTCAGATCGCCGCCGCGATCGGCCATCCAGCAGTTGATCGCCGCGCCAGCCCAATCGCCGGCCGCCACCGCCGCCGAGAAATGCGGCCAGGACGCCCCGAATCCCGGGCCCATCGCCCAGGCCATGCTGGAGCCGCCCATCTGCGCATCGGCGGGCCACAGGTCGAACCCGGCAAAGGCCCCGTGGAGCTTCATCGTGCTCGCGTTGGCCGCCAGTTGCTGGGCGCATAGGGCGTCGATATCGGCATCGGTAATCCGCAGCGTGGTGACGCGCTCCGCGGCCCTGGCACCCTGTTGCGCCAGGGCGGTGTTGTTTTTCACCGCCTGCCACTCAGCGGCAACCTCATCCGCGCTCGCCAGCGTGCCGTCCGGGTGCTTCCATGGCACCCGCAGGGCCAAGGGAAGCGGGTCGACCAAATTGCCGATTCCGGTGGTCACAAGCTGTAACGTGTCGGCGTACAACCAAAAAGTGCAGCCCTCTAGCGGCACATTCCACGGTCGCCATGCGGCTAAGACGGCGGGCTGTATCATTGGCATCTCCCTATTCCAAAACCGTAAGCCAGCGCGATATTTCGCGCAAGCGAGAATTTCGCTTGACCGGGGGCACCTCGAATGCAAAATTTCCACTGCGGGCCAGCGAAAATCTGGCGCGCTGTCGCGGAAAGGTGAGGCTCGGCGTGTCCTGGCGCATCATGGCGGTCTAGGCTGGTTCTGTTTAGGCATGGCGAGGCACGTCCTGGTGCGGCCTGGCGTGGTACGGCGGTCACGGTTGGGATAGTCCTGGCCTGTCGAGGCGAGGTAAGGCGGGGTACGGTATGGCAGTCGAGGCTTGGCACGGCGAGTCGAGGCTTGGTGCGTCGAGTCCTGGCGAGGCCGTCCAGGCGGTTTTAGGCAGGGCTCGTCAAGGTATGGCGAGGCCGTCATGGCTCGGCATGTCGGGGTAAGGCCGGGCGGGGCTCGGCTGTCGAGGTGCGTCAAGGCTTGTTTGGGCTCGTCGCGTCGCGGTTGGGTCGGGCGCGGCAAGTCTTGGCAAGGCCGTCGTGGTTGGTCGAGTTGTGGCGGGGTGCGGCGGGGCATGTTATGGCCGTCCACCACTACGAAGCATCAGGCGGCGGTTCACCCCGCCGCCTGATTGCTGTTACGGGCACCCCTTGGCGACGCCATGTTCAAGGCACCGGACGCGGCCGTCCAAACTATTGAACCGCCGGTCGATATCCTCGTGCATGCCGTTGAGACCGGCTTGAAGCTCTGAAATCTGCTTGTCGCGTTGATCGCGCGTCACTTGGTACGACGATTTGGCGTTGATCTCGTCCTGCTCCAGGCGGGTGATGCGCTCATCCATATGCACCATATCTTCGCCAATCTGATGCAGGTCGGCCTGCATCTCGCGTTCGGCGGCGGTCAGCACGAACAGCGCGCCCAGCGCCGATGGCCCGCCGAAAATGGTGATCAGGCGCGCGATCGAGGTGGCGATCGGCGAGGCGGCCAGCCGGCTGATACGGTTCAGGCGCGAATTATCATTGGACCCGTCATCATAGGCCATGTCTGGTCCTCGCGAACCGGCGTTCAGACCGGAGGATTGGGGCGCGCTAGGGCGCCCGGCCGTTTACAGCGGCACTTCTTCCCACGACAGGGAACCGAAGAACGAATTGGTCCCCGACGCGGTGCTGGTATAGATCGCGGCATAGGCGCCCGGCGCCAGGATGACGGAGCCTTCCAGGTCGAAAAACGACAACTCCGCGGTCTGCACGGTGATCGCACCGGTCAGGCCGGCCCCGAACACATGGGTCAGCACCGGTGCCGTCGGCAGGGTCGCGGACGAATCCACCTTGCCATAGGGCGCGGCCCCGGAACCGATCAGGTTCGACAGGGGCGAAAGCGGCGTGGTGTGGGTGACATTGGTGCCGGAATTAAACCCGCACATCAGGCCCAGCGTCGCCGCAGCACCCCAGACCACCAGAAAGCCCAGACCCACCTTTTCCAGCACCAGATTGACCGGCGCGTTGATCGGGTTCGACAGGCACAGGCCGACATAGGTGGTGGCGGCACCGACACTCGTGGTCACGCCGCTGGGGCTGGCGATATTGTACCGGGCGCGGCGATACGAACCCTCGTAATATCGGCCGTGGAGTTCCGAGACGACCATATCGCCCATATTGCCCAGGCGGATATTCGGGTTAAAGCCGGCGGCTAGGGATGCGGTGGTGGCAAGCGCGCCGATCTGGCCTTGGATGATCACTTGTCTGGCACTCCTCAGTTCACCCCGTTGGTGGCTTGCAGGCCATATTCACGGGCGAGCCGCATCGGATCGTCTATGGATGGTATGCCTGAATTAAGAACCAAGGGCAATTGATGGATTTGGTAATTCAGCACCCGCAACTCGTTCAGGATCTGCGACATGATTTCAATGAAGCTCTGGCCCTCGTACTGCGACACGTCCTGGGCGGCCACCGCCTGACCGGTCCATGGGCCGCCATTACTGCTGACCTCGCCGGCCACGATCTGGTTGCCGTTGCTGTCCAGGTTAAAATACGAAACCATGCCGCTAGGCAGCACGCCGCCGATCACCACCGGGTTCTGCGTGATGACGGAGCCGACCGCCACCGGGCCCACCGCAATCTGGTTGCCAGAAGCATCGGTCTGTAAGATAGCAACCAAATTGCCAGGCGTCTGGCCGCCGACCAAAACCGGCGAGGTATTGATCGACTGGCCGGCACCGCGGGAGCCGACGACGAACAGATGGCCGGACGCGTCGGTCGAGATGGCTGTACCGGTGCCGCTGGCGATATTCACGGTGCCGCTGACCGACGACACCGCCACCGAATTTTGCACGTTCACCGCGACATTGCCGGACGTGTCGGTTTTGATCGAGCGAGCGTTGGTGCCGTCGGATCCGGCGATCAGCACGGGGTTGCCCGCCACTGCCGACCCGCTGGCGGCGTCGCCGATCACCGTCACCGTGCCGGAAAGCGCCGAAACCGCCACCGTGCCGGAAACCGTAACCGTGCCCGATGATACCGTGACCGCGGGCGTTCCCTGGATATTCACATCCAGGTTCCCCGACGTGTCGGTGCGGAGCGTTCTGGCGTTGCTGCCGTCACTCCCCGCCATCAGCACCGGGTTACCGGCAGCGGCGGCGCCCGAGGCCGCGGCCCCCACCACGGTCAGGCTGGAATTGCCGACCGTGATGGTGCCACTGGTGACGGTGACGGCGGGCGTGCCCGAAATCGACACCGTGGGGGTGCCGTTGATGTTGACGTTCGGCCGCCCGCTGGTATCGGTCGAGATCGTGCGGACATTGGTGCCATCGGTGCCGCCGATCTGCACCGGGTTGGCGGTCGCCGCCGCCCCGGTCGCCGCGGGGCCGACGGTGATGATGTTACCCGACGCGTCGGTCTGGATATTGGCGACGGTTCCGGATGGGGTGGTGGCGCCGACCATGACCGGCGATACCGTGTTGCTCGTACCCAGCCCGCGGATGCCGACCACCGCCAATCGATTATTGGCGTCGGTGGCGATGGCCCCGCCATTGCTGCCGGCAATCTGGATCGGCCCGGTGCTGCCGGAAATTGAAACCGATCCGGCCACCGTGACGGTGCCGCTGACCGACGACACCGCGACGGTCGACGCGCCCTGGATATTCACCCCGACATTGCCGGACGGGTCCAGGTTGACATTGCTCAGCTTGGTATTGAAGGCCAGCCCGGTGCCGTCCGTGACCACCTGTTCCAGGATGTTGACCCCGGCGAAATCGCCAAACGGGCTCCCGGTGATCGACGCGAAAATCGGGCTGTCCGGGTTCCGGGGCGCCGGGTCGGTGACGACCAGCGGAAAATTGGTTGAGGCATCGCCGCCGTCGATATTGGCATCGCCGGTCACGATCTTCATGCGCTGAAGGTGGCCGCCGATCTGGCCCGACGCCCAATAGGTCATGTCCTCGGTCGCGACGGTGGCGCCGCTACCGGGGGTGATCGGGATATTATCGGCCATGGTCTTGCCCTCGGGTCGTTACTGCCGTTCCAGCCATCAGATGGCGTCCCGTCATGTCGATGAGCCCTGCACCTGAAGGTTGGCGGCACCCACATAGGGGCCGGTGCCGGCCGGCAGGGTCAACCGCGCCCAGCAGCCCTGTGCGCCGGCACTATTGGGGGCGGCCCCGGGCGGCAGGTTGTTGGCAAGGCTGATCGCGCCCGGCTGCGTGGTAAAGCTGATGCCGGCGGGGGCGGTCTGCCGGTTGGTGGTGCTCAGGCCCGCATTCAGCGTGGCTTCGACGCCCAGATCCAGCAACGCGCCGGAGGGCAGGACCGGGCTTTCGCTGGCGATCTGCACGCTGGCAACGGTCAGCGCCCGGCCGGTGTCGTTGTTGACCGCAAAAACCTTCTCGTAATAGGTCCGGGTGCTGCCGGTCGGCAGATCGGATGACGAGGTCCAGAACAGCCGGGTGATCGCCGTCACCGGGTTCGGCAAAATGTCGAACAGCATGCCGGGGGCGATATCATAGGTCGAGGTCGCATCCGGCACCGTGGTCCAATCGCGGTTGACCACCACGTAATCCGCCGCCGCGAACGAGGTGCCGCCGTAATTGCCGGTGGCGGAATATTTGGCCGCGATATAGCGCAGCTGGCCCGATCCGGTACCGCCGGTGATGCGGATGATGGCGCCCAGCCCATTGAAGACCAGCCCCGATACCGTGGCGCCGTCGCCCGCTTGCAGATGGAACACCGGCGGGGTGGCGCCCGACGTGCTTTGCGATCCGGCCTGCGCGGTATGGGCGCTGATCGTGCGGGTGTGCTGGATGATCGCCACGTCGCCGACCGCGGCGGTGCCGCCGGGATTGGTCAGCCCGGCAATTGATCCCCCGGTGATGACGGCCGCCCCCAAGCGCTGGAACTGCTGGCCGCTGAACGCGTTGCTCACCACCGTGGTGCCGGTCAGGGTGGCGTATCCCGGTGTCTGTACCACGCCGGTGCCGTCGCGGCCGGTCAACAGCACGCGAACCGCGGTATCCGATGCCGATGACGACACCACGTCGACGGTGCCGGTCGCCGACAGATCCATGAAGCCGATGCGCTTGGTGAAATCGACCGACCCGCCGACCGTGGCGCTATCCGCCTCCGGCATGTTGGCGCTGCCATAGAATACCAGTTCGTTGGGCGTGACGGTCATCGCGGGGTTCCCCCAATATCAGCGCCGCCGACCATAGCAGAAGCCAGGATTAGTTGCGAGTTCGCCGCCACCCTGCTCAGGACAGCGCGGAATCCGCCGTGTCGAGTAAGCCCAGCGCCGTAGCGATGGCCTGGCTTTGCTGGGCCACCTGATCCGGTGTCGGGTCGCTGCCGCTGGCCTGCCCTTCGGTGATGACCGACGCGGTCTGTTGCAACACCGATAGGCCCGCCTCGCCCGCCTGGATCAGCGGCGTGACCGCGCCGGCCAGTTGCAGCGCCATGTCGGCCCAGGTGGTGATGGTGGAAATGGTGTCCGACATCTTACTGCACCTTCACGGCATCGGTCAGCGCTTGCAACGCCGCCGCGGTGGTTTGAAAGGCCGCGATATCCGCCATCACGATCTCGACCGTCAGCCCCTTGCTGCCCGCCTGATACGCGGTCAGATCGGCGGTCGCCACCGCCAGCAGGGTGTTGGCCTTGTCCGCCGCCTGACGAATCTGGTCCAGCACCGGCTTGGTCTTGCACAGCACCGGTCCGCCGCTTTGGCACAGCGGCAAGGCCGCATAGGCATCGGCCACAGTCAGCGCCGCCAGATAATCGCCCTTGGCCTCGTACAGCGCCTGGGCGGGCGTAGCGGGGGTGGGCTGAAACACCGAACACGCGGCGATCGACACGGCAATCACCGTCAGCGCCGGGATGGCGACAAAGGCGCCGGAACAGATCATGCCAAGGCGGTTGATCATCGGCCGGCTCCGGCCGCTCACGACGCCACCGGCTCGACCGCCGGGGCAGCACTGGCGGTACCAGAGGCCTTCAGTTCGATGCCGATCTGCACCACCTCGCCGACGATATTCGCCAGATCGGTTGCCAGCGATTTACCGCCGGACGCATCCTTGACCGCGGTGAACACCTTGATGCCCAGATTGACCACGTCGGAAGCCACGCCGTGCTGCGATTCCAGGCTCAGGATCCCGGCCTCCAGCGCCGCCTTGCCCGCCTCCTCCGCCTCGGCCTCCAGGGTGGATAGCTTGACCGCCTTGGCATCGGCCACAAGGCCGGACAGGACAGAGATGATCGACATGGGGGATGCTTCCTTGCGGTTAAGGATCAGGCAGCCGGCGGGAGCGGTCCCGCCGGCTGCGAAGGGCGGATGGCATTGGTGTCCGGCTTGGCGGGATCGGAAAAGCCCCAGGTCACCGGCCGCTGGATGGTCACCGCGGCGATCACGCCCAGAAACCATTTCAACTCGGTATGGTCGCCCGGCACGCCATCGCAATAAAGCACGCCGGCCAGTAGCAATCCGACCAGCACGATAAAGCTGACGCTGGAATAGGCCTTGGGGTTGTGCTGAAACGGCAATTGCATGATTGCCCGCCTCGGGCTGAGGGCGACCCCAAGATGGGGCCATCCAGATCGCCACCCTTGTATCAGTTTTTCAAACCATTTGCGAAACGCTTTTGCTGGGGTGGCGTCGGGGCCGGGATCAGACGACGATACAGGTGATGGCGCGCTGCCGCGGCACGGTCACCAGCACCTCAACACCGGCCTGATAGGCCCTGGCTTTGGAGATGGCGCGGACCAGCACCTCGGCGCCGGACTGGTTGGCGCGGGCGTTAGAGGCCTTCTCGACCAGCACCTCGGCGCCGGACTGGTTGGCATAGGCATTCGTCGTCATCGGGCGGTCCTTTCAGGCGATTAAGCGGCCAGCTTGTAACCCACCTGCGGCAAGGCGCTGGTCAGCCACGCCGACGAGGTCGCCGGATCGGTGGCATAAGGCGTGCCAAACACGATGGCGGTGCTGCTCAGGGCATAGGAGGTGCCGGTGGTCAGCGTGCCACTGGTTGATCGCATATAGGTCGCCATGCTGTGCGATCCGGTATTGTCGCGCGAGGCCTGCACGCCGGGCTCCAGACTCAGAATCGTGCTGCCGGAAATAGAACTGTTCGACAGGGTGAACAGGTCAACATTGCCCACCGTAGCACTCGAATTGTACTTCGCGATCTGGGTCAGGCCGTTGACATTGGTGTAGTTGGCCCCGGAGAGCGGGGTGAACTGATCGGTGGCACCGTTCGCCAGCGCCGGGATCCAGATCGAATAGGCATCCTGGCCGACCAGCGTGGTCGAAATGCAAACATCGGTGTACTGACCATAGATCGTCGTAAAGACAATCGTGTCAAAGGTGGTCCCCGCCGTCTGCTGTGTGGTGACGCCGGGCTGATTCAGCACCTGTACGCCATTGATATAGGCGCTGATCGACCCGGTGCCGCTGGCCCCGATCGTCACTTGCGCGGCGAACGAAAAATAGGTGTAGGGTCCGGGTACCGTGTTGTTCGGCGTCGACCATGAATTACTGCCCGAGGTCGCGGTCAGCACCCCATTCGACAGGTTAAAGGTAAAGGTAACCTGGTTGCCGTTGCCGTGCGCCGAGTCCTGCAAATAAATGTTGAACGTGGCGCTGTTGTTCAGGTCGATGGCGCATTGCACGGCCCCGGTGGCGAGCGGCGTGTTCAGCACCACCGAGTTGTAGCCACCAATCATGCAGTTGCCGCCATTCCGGCCGGATCCGATATTCAGCCCGGCCGATGCTCCGGTATGCCACGCGGCATTATCGTTGATCCGGGTCAGCACGTCGTACTGGCTGCTGTAGCGCAGGAACCCGTCGTAAAAGAGGATGGTCATGCGCGGGCTACCTCAGCATCTGGAATGAAAAGCACACGCCGGCCATGGTGGCATCGGTGCCGCTTTGGCCCAGCACCCGGATCCGGTCGCCCGCCTGAAACACCACCGCCGCTTGGGTCGAGAAGGTCGCCACCCCCGTGGTGGCGGCAAAGCTGACCGTGCCGATATTCACCCAGGCCGGGGTCGCCGACACATAGCGCTGGACTTGGAATGTGGCGGTGTTGGTCGGGGCCGTGTCGCAACTGGCGGCACTCCCGGCAAAATTGGCCGGCAGGGTCAGCGCCGCCGGCAGGGTATAGCTCCACAGCGTGGCGCCGCCGCCGAACGGCGTGCCGGGAATGAACGGGGCCAGCACCGGGTCGCTGCTGGATCCCACCCTGATCCATCTGCCGTTGCCGGTATTGCCGGTCGGGTTGATGGCGGTATAGCTGACCGCATCGTCGGCGGCGGTGCTGGAGGCCACCCATTCGTACTGAATCGGCGCGTGATCGCCCAGGGTGTTGATCCCCAGTAGCCAGCACGATCCATTGGGCGGCCCGCTCGCCTGGCTGGCGCCGACCGTGCCGGCCCACCGCACCAGGGTTCGGAGGGTCGCCAGCGTGGTCGGATAAAGCCCGCCGAACGAGGCGTCCAGCACGGCGGCCGGCAGTTCCGATCCCTTGTAATAGCTGAACGGACCGCTGGGCAGGACCGACATGCTAGCTGTACTCGAACACGATGATCTGGCCGTCGATCCCGGCGCCGCCCGGCTCGTTGGTGCCGGTGCCATAACTGACACCGCCGCCGCCGCCGGAACCTGGGCTCTGGCCGGCAAAGCCCGGCACGCCCTGGCCGATCCGGCCGCGCGCCGCGGACCCGCCAAACGGGCTGGATCCGCCATTGCCCGAGATCGTGGCGCCAGAGGCGATGGAGATGGCGGGACCGGCCGCGGTGGTGGCGGCGTTGATCAGGTTGCCGCCGGTCGAAACGATCAAGGTGGTGGCGGCATTCTGAATCCACGGCGGCGTCGATGGCGGGGTTGATAGCCCGCCGGCCCCGCCGGGTGCGGTCAGCACACTGCCGAACAAGGTCGATCCGCCGGCATTGCCGGGATTGGACCCGGAACCGGTGGCCGCCCCGCCGACGCCGATGGTGATGGCCTGACCGGACAGCGTGCCGATCGAATAGATCCCCTCCAGCAGGCACCCGCCATCGCCGCCCGACCCGCCCGAGGTCTGGCTGCCGGTGCAGACACCGGCCCCGGCGCCGGAACCGCCCGCCCCGATCATCCGCACATAAACGGTGTTGGTCCCGGTGGTCGGCACATAGGGCGTGCCCGGCGTGGTGTTGCCGGTGGTAAAGGTCCTGATCGCCAGCAACCGTCCGGGAATCGCCGCCGCCCCTTGGCCCAGGGTGATCAGCGTGGCCGGGATGAACGGGCTGGGCGAATAGACCGAGATGTTGCCGGCGGTGATGGAGGTGGCACCATACGGCACGGTGATCACGTAAAGCCCGACGAACCCGGTATCCGGCGTCGGCGTCACCTGGGTGCCGGTGGCGGCGGGGGTGCCGACCTTCAACTGCACCACGCAAGATCCGAACCTTGTGGTGTTGATGGTGGCGGTGATCGGCGAGCTTGGGCTGGCCGTGTTGTAAAGGAACACCTGCGTCGAGTTGCCGTCGACATCGGAATACCCGGCCTCGACCAGATAATTGACCGACTGCCCGGTGGTGACCGGGGCGGTCACGTTCAACGTCACCGGATCGTGCAGGATGCCTTGTTTCAGGATGTTGTGGTTGGCGTTGGTATCGGCCGGCAACCCGCCGGTCGCGTTGTAAAGCCCCCAGGCGGTCGCCTCCAAATTCTCCAATTCATAGATCCGGCCAGGGGCCACGCTGACCGCCATGCTGGACGGGCTGGTGGCGGTACAGGCAAGCCCGCCGCACACCGTGCCGGTGCCCAGGATATCCAGCGCCAGAAAGCCCAACCCTTGCATGGCGAATTGCTGGGCTTGCAGGAAATCGATCTGCCGGGGGACCTCGGTGGTGACGACGGTGGTACGGTCCAATTGGGGTCTCCCTACGGCATCACGCCAGCACGGCGTTGGAATCCAGGTTTGAGGAATCAAGCCGGAAGGTGATGCTTCCGGTGAACTGGACGAAATACTTGATCCCGGCGGTGCGGACCCGCTCCAAGGCCGCGCATATACTCAGTATGCCCGGAGTCGTTGTAACCCCAAGGCTGGGGCCGGTCCAGCAAATCAGTCCGGAATCCCAACCAGCCAGCGATGCCGGACCATCCCATCCGGCCAGCGTCGGGTTGGTCACGCTTTGCGGCGCGGGCATGGTGATATAGACGTTGAAGTCGCATTTGGCGGCGGCCCAGCATCCGGCCACATCGAAGCCCAGATTACCGGCCGACCAGCCGCCGGTATCGTGCGGATACCATGTTTCGATAATGGTGGGGGTGAACCCGGTCAGGTTATAGACCGCCGAGATGATGGCCGATCTGGTATTGCGGTCCTGAAAGATCGCCTGTTCGATCCGGGTGATAAAGGCCGCATCCAACTCGCCCGCGCGCCGGGGCAGGGTCAACCCGAAGAAATCGTTGGACGAAAGATCGACAAAGGCCCCGGTGGAGCTATTCAGCCGGGTCTGTTGCTTGACGTACTGAATCTGCGTGTAGTTCGTCGCGAACGCGGTGGCAAAGCCATATTCCAGCGCATAAAGCCGGGTCGTCGGATCGTTCGGCGGGAACCAGCCGCTGGGCAGAAATTTCAGCAGGCGCTGGGTGATGTCGATGACGCTACCGGTGGTCATGCGATCGTGACCGTGCCGTATTTGACCACCTGCAACCCGGTCGGCACGATATCGCCCGACCCGCCGTTCAACAGCAGGTTGGTGGCATCGGTGATTGACGTGCTGGCATCGAAGATGACCTGATAAAGCCTGGCATAGGACAGGGTGGCGCCCACCGGCACGGTGTTCAGATAGGCCTGCACCGCCGCCGTGGCCGCCGCGACCGCCGCCGAATGGCTGGTATTGGTGGCCGTGGTGATGGTGGCGCTGACATTCACGGTCAGGATGCTGGGCCCATAGACCGCATAGGAAATCCCGGCCGCTCGATGGGCGTTCACCACCAGCGAGGCCGCGGTGACCAGAGACGTGGGCGGATTGCCGCTGCCGTCATCCACCACGGCGTAAAAGAACCCGGGGTCCGGCGTGCCGCCCGAGGTGTAGCCCTCGACGATATTGGCGGTCAGGCCCGACTGGATGCTGAGGATCCAGTAGTACAGCGCGTTGATCGTCGCCTCGCGCAGGCTTTGTATATAAAGGATGAAGCGCGAGCGAAAGGCCGCGTCCAGTTCGGCATTCTGCCCGCTGGTCAGCGCGGTCGGGTTGTTGACCGTGTCGACCCCGCTCACCGGCGCCTGGAAATAGGTGATCGTGTTGGCGGCGGCGTTGCCGGCGGTGCCGGCGGTCACGGCCTGCACCGTGGCGACGACCGATCCGATGCCGGCAGCCATCGGATAGCCGTTCTTGGCCGACGAATAGGCGGTATTGGTGGAATCGGCGATGACCTGGAATTGCGGGCCGCCGATCGACGAGGTGATGATGGTGCCGACCGGGACCAGCGCCGTGCCGGTCGTGGTGAAGCGGCCAAAGGTGCAATAGCCGGTGGCGGCGACCGCCGACAGCCGGGTGAAGTTCCAATCGGCCATCCATGTGTCGAGATCGGGGCCCGTGCTGGTCGACGCCCGGGTCAACAGCACCGTGGCGATGGTCTGGGCCTGCAACCACAGGGCAACGCCGTTGGTCGCCTCGACCAGGGCCAGGGTAACCGACCCTTGCGAGGCGTCGACCGGGGCCGAGGTCGCCTGTCCCTGGACCGCGGCCACCTGCTGCTGGGTGAAAAATGTGATGCCGCCCCAGGTGGCGGAAACCAGCGACATGGCGGACCCTCATCTCGGCAGGGGGATCATTATCCCAAAAGGATGATTATCCCAGGAGGTTGAACTTGGCCCCCTGCTGCTGCCCGTTGGCATCGGTATAGCGGATATTACAGGTCGCCGCATTAGCGGTGATGTTGGTTAACGATATCTGGGGGGCCGGGATCTGGGCCACGCTGGGCTCGGCCAGCAATTGCGACCGGATGATCCCGGCGATCAGGCGTGGATCAAAGGTCTGGCCCACCCTGGCCGGCAGCCCCGCCCCGTAATCGGGCTCCCACGGATAGGATGACGCCTGAACGCTGGTGGCGGCGGTGCAAAGCCGCCGGATCACGCGCTGAATGGTCCGGTTGGCCGCCGTCACCACCGCGATATCGCCCGATGCGGTCAGCGCCAGATCGTTGCCGTACAGGTGGCTAAGGTCGGCGATATCGCTCATGGGGTCCTCCGTAAGACTATCAGGGAAGAATCGGAATTGTGATCGTTGGAATGGTAATTGTGCAGTTTTTGATGCGCTCCGCAGCATTTTCTATGGCGGTAACCAGATTTGCAATTGCCGTCGCCGTCTCCGCTAGTTGTGTTACATAATTGGTATAAGGAAGTAATAACTGCGCCTGGAAATTGGTTATCCATGTAATCACTTGTGATAGATTTGTCGGTATAAGTAACAATGCCTCCAATTGATCGACCTGTTCCTTAATGGAGTCGATATTGGCTTGTATAGAGGCGATAGCGTCATCTACAAGCTCTTGAAGATCTGCACAGATATTGATGGCATTGATCTGGTTGGTTAGATCGGTGAAATACTGCGCGTTGATCAGCGCGGTGCCTTGCGGTTGCATGGGTTGCTCCTCAATAGATATTGGTGACGATGCCGTCCTGCACCGTCACGATGTTGCCGGTGGGCGTGGTGAAAGATCCCGATGCGCCGGTGCCGACCACCACATTGCCCGACGTGGTCAGGCTGTTGCCGTTCACCAACACGTCGCCGGTGATGGTCACCTCGCCGGTGATGGCGATGCTGGGCGTGCCGCTGACGGTGCTCAGCTTGATCGACGGGCCGGCCGGATCGGCGCCTTGCATGATCCAGATCTGGCCCGCGGGCACGGCCGGCGGCGGATGCGCCTGATCGTTCACCCGCCCCTCAATGACCGGCATGCCGCGCTGGTTTTCGATAAAGCTCAGCTTCACCTGATCGCCGATATTGGGGGCGGCATAGATGCCAAACCCATTGCCGACCGCCATGGTCAGAATCGGGGCCCAGTCGGTCACCACCATCTCGGGCAGGATCATCACCTTGGCCTGAAACCGGTTCTGGTCATAACTGGTCACCACCGCCATGCGCTGATCGGCAATCAGCTTCATGATGCGCGCGGCCTCCTGGCGCATCCGGTTGGCGATCACGTCGGACATTACGGCGTCACCTCGCCGGGCGTGGGCGGCGTGATGGCGCGAATGTGCATCGAAAACCCGCCGCCGAACGAATAATTCCGGGTGATGGTGTCAATCCGATAGGTCCCGTCCAGCGGTGTGCCGGTGCCGCTCAGCACGAACGGCATGCGGACATCGGTGACGAAATCTGCCTCCATCTCCACCTCGAACACGGTCGAATGCCGCTGCGCCGATGCCAGGACGGATTGGGATAATTGCTTGGCCTGCTTGCCGGTCAGATTGGGCTTGGTGATCTGGAAGGTCTGTGTCGGGCTGGCCGAGCTACCGGCGGTCGCGGTGACCGCGGTGGCGCCGGGGATATTGGTGCTCCTGACCTTGACGAAGGGGTCGTCCAGGGTCAGCGATCGGCGCCATTCGATCCGGGTGGCGTTTGAAACGATGGCGCCGTTCGATGATCTGGTGATCCAGATGTTCAAAGGCTGGGTATCGGCAGCCGGTGCCGCCGCCGAACTGGTGTTGGGCGGGTTGGGGCTGGTCGCCGTCTTGCTGGGGTTGGGCGGGTGAAAAAACAGCGTGTCGCCCTTCACGAACACGTCGAAGCCTTCCTGCACGGCCAACCCGGATGCGATCTGCCACAGCGGCAGGCCCAGCGACAGCGCGGTATAGGCCGCATTCTCCACCGCCGAACCGATGGCGCTGGTGGTGGCGGTCACATCGGCAATCAGCCCCGCCTGATTTGCCAATGTGGTGACCACCTGGCTGGCTGTCTGGTTGGTGAAATTGCCGTCATGGGTCTGGTCCAGCATGGTCGATGTCATGTCGCGGCCGGACAGCGACAGGTTGCCACCGGTCAACGGCGCCCTCACTTCGTCGACCTTGCCCTTGATCAGCAGATTGGCGTTCTGGGGGATGGCGTTGACCGGGTCGGCATCGGCCAGAAAACCGCCCCAGATCTCGACCATGACCGGGGTCTCCACGCCTTGGAAATAGCCGATATCGAAGCCTTCCTGTTGCCCCCAGGCCTGCAACTCGACCTCGAATTTATCGGCCGACATGGCGGCGCAGTTCTCGACCATGATGGCGATGGTGTCGACCACGCTGCCGTTGATCTTGGCGAACAGCCGGGGGCGCCGACTGCTGGAAATGCGTGATCCGGCGGGTGCCGGTGTCGGCAGGCTGGATCCTGGAATCTGGCTCATCGGCCCTGGTCTCTAGGGCGGGCTCAGAATGCCGTCATTGGCACTGGACGACGAGTATTTGGGGATCTGCAAATTGATCGCGGTCTGGATCAGCGGGTCGATCAGCCCGTTGGCACGGGCGATCAGCGTCCAGCCCTGCACCGTGCCATAGACCCGGGCCGAGATGCGGTAAAGATCATCGCCGGGCGACGCCTGCACGCTGTTCAAGGGCCACTCCCACGGGTTACTGCGCCTGGAGGCTGACCACGCTCAACTGTAGGCGGGATAGCTTGTTGGCCGCATCGGCAGCATAGCACAGATTGTAATTGGCAGCGCTGAGGGCGTTCAACGTGGCGATGAAGGCCTGGGGCGTGGTGCCGGAGACGAAATTGGCGACCGCCCCGGCCGCCACCACCGCGGAATCGAACGTCGAAACCAGCCCGTTCGCGGTCGACAGCGCGGTGTTGACGAACCCGGACAGCGAGGCCAGATCGCTCTGCCCCATGCCGACAATGGAATCGACCGAATCCACCAGTGACGTGATGGATCCGACCGCGCCCGACAACACGCCGTTGTCGATCTGGCCGGCATCGTCCGCCACGTCGGCCACGTCCTGTTGCATCACCGATTCGTCGGGATTATCCGTGGTGCTGGGGCCTTGCGTGCCGGTCGCACCGGTATCGGATTGCCCGGCATCGCCGATCGGGTTGCTGTTATCGGCGATGACGGTCAGGCTGATGCTATAGTCGATCTGGTAATAGCGCCGGAATTTGAAGGTGAATTTGGCGATCACCACCTGATAGCTGAACTGGCTAAAGGTCAGCGTGATCTCGGATCCGGCGGCGGCCAGCGCCTTCAGGTCCAGGCAGCGGGACTCGGCATCGCTGTCCAGGAACGTGCCGCTCCATTCCAGCGTGTCGTAATCCGGCCCCATGGTGTCGACGGTACGGGCGCCGCCGGGGTATTTGTGGATAAAGGTCGATTGGGTAAGGCCGCCGCCAAGCTCGCGCGGGATCTCGAATTTCTTGAACTGCACGCTGCCCAGCGTCAGGACGAAATCGGGCGGAAACCCGCCGGCCGATGGAACCGCGGACATCAGGGAAAGGTCGGCACGTAATCACCGGCGCTGGTGCCGTAATTCGGCGAGCCATAGGCGTCGGTGCTGTTGGTGCTGGTCGGCGGCTTGGTCATCTGCTGTTCCTGGCCCTTGGTCACGATCTGTCCGACCACCTTGCCATCAATCGTGACCTGTGTTGTGCCCAGAATGGCTCGAACGGTCTCTGCCACGCTTTGCAGAAAAGTCATATGGTCGACGCTGTTCCAGTCTTTCCCGTTCATCGGGGTACCGGCTTTCGGTGGCTGCGGCGGCGTCGTCGCTTTATTCCACCAATCGACTAATGATTCGCTCGGGTGACCTTGGGTGAAAAATGCCTTTCCACCGGGTCCGATGACCACTTTCGAGCCATCCGGTGCCGTGATTGCGTGTGATCCGTCTATGCCGGTGTTCTTCGATGGATCCGGCCCTTTCCAAAACATGATCGCCGCAATGATGGCCGAGATGGCGGCGGCACCGGCCAACAACTCAGGTGCGGCGAGGGCGACCGCCAATCCACCGATCGCGGTGGCCGCTTGGGCTACGACCAAAAACGACCCGATACCCGACATAGCGGTGCCGATGGACACAAAAAACACGCCAAGCCCGGCCAGCGATTTCATGATCATACCCACCGCGTCCGGATTCTTGGTTGCCCAGATCGCCATATCGTGAAGGCTGCCCGCCAAGGCCTTCAGGGCCGGCACCACGATCTTCAGCAGGTCGGGCCCAATGGAGACCAGAAACGTCTTGAACTGCGCATTGACCATGGCCCATGCGAAATCCGGGTCGGTGTCCACCAGTTTGTTGTACCCGCTGATGCCACTGGCCTGACCAATAAGTCTCTGGTCGCGCGAGAAGTTCTGCGGCTTGGTGATGAACTCCATGATCATCGACGCGGCCAGTTGATTGCCTTTGAATAATTCTGCAACAATTTCGCGCTCAGCGCCTTCGCTGTACTTAGTGCCCAAATATTTTTTGATCGCTGGATCAAGGACAGTGGTTGCCCACTCAAAAGGGTTCTGTTCTGCCAGACCGCGCTCCTTGACCGGGGCCATGACGGTGCCGGGAGTCGTCGTCTCCAGCACATTACCGGCACCCTTGAGGCCAAGACGTTCCCATAAAGGCACTGCTGCTCTACTGACGTAACCTTGGGCGGCTACCCGGTAGAACGCCGCCAACGCAGGACCGACACCGCGGGATCCGCCGCCTCCTCCTCCGCTACTGCCTTTCGACATTTCAAGCATCAGGGTCGGCAGGATCCCATAGGCAAAATCATCCGACAGATCGAATTTCGCCTGACGGGCGTACTGAAACACGCCCTGGAACATCTCGGGCGTCACGCGCCCCTGCATCGCGTTGATCACCTTGACCATCAGATCGGCCTCGTGCTCGGCACGGGTCGGATCCACGGTGGCCCCTCGGATATCCAAAGCCTTGAACATGGAGAAGCCGACGTTCTCGGCCTGAGACTGCGACAATCGCCCATCCGACGCCGATTGCAAGATGGCGTTGGCCTTGGCCGCAATAGGCAGCATGGTGCTTGCCATCTTTACGTCGCCAAAGATGTTCTTCAGGTCCACCAGCGTTTTTAGGCTGTCCGTGACGCTCATGGTCATCACCTCGCCGGTATTCTTCCAAGCGGCGGCAATGGCGTCGGCAATCTCCTTCTGGCTCATGCCTTGGGCTTCGCTCATCTGCGCAATCTGGTGCTGGTACTCCTTGGTTGCATCGACTGATTGCTTCATGAAACCCAGAATCCGGTCGCCCCAGCCATCGACGATGCTGCCAGCGAACATCATGTCAAAGGCCCCACTGCCCCAGCTTTTTTTCGCTGATCCGCCCGGGCTGGGCGATGGTGGGCCGGGCGGCACGGGCCCAGGCGGCGGGCCACCGCCCCGACCGCGCCCACCCTGACCGGCCCCTCCGGCACCCGGAACATTCGGCATGGTCCGCAGGGCGGCTTGGGCCGCTGCGGCGGCTTTCATGTTACTGGCAAACTGGGCTGACAGCGTGACCAGCCGCTCCAAACCACCAATTGCTGGAGAATTTGCCGTCATACTGTTGAATTTTTTCAGCGCTTCCGCCGCCGCATCCAGATTGGTGCCGACCGACTTCGGAAAACTGAAACCCGGCATCTTCAGCTTGCCGATCGCAGCCAGGCGTTCGTAAAGCAAAAGCGCCTTCGCGCCCGCGGTCTGGAGCGCCGGGGTTAGCTCATCCTTGACCCGAAGGGTCGAGCTTACCGAATAGGATTCGACCATGGATCACCCACCGCCTACGAAAGTCTTGTCGATCGCGATCAGCACCAGTTGCAGATTATGGTCCATCCGTTCGGCCATGGCCGCGCCGATCACCGGCCGGGGCGGCACATGCTCTTTGCCGTTGCGGTGGGTCCCGAACTCGTGCTCCAGCATGATGGGGTCGGTCGAATAGACGGTGGCAAAATGCTCGGTGCCATAGCCCAGCGCGCGCCCGGCTTTGCCGCCGATGGATTGCCGCAATTGCCCGGTGCGCAACAGCGGGTTGTCGGGCGGCGAATAGCCCAGTTCCCACTTTTCCAGCAGGGTGCTGTCCGCCAACGGGCGCCATTCGGGAAAGACCACCATCCCGTCATCGTCCTCGGCTTCAAAGCCCGGCTGATATGTGGCGATCTTGGCCTTGGCGACGGCGGCGGTATCGCGGGCGATCACCTTCATGCTGGCGGCGATGTTGTTGCCCAGCCGGTTGGCATCGGCGTTCAGCGCGCGGGCAAATCGGCTAAAGCTATCGAACTCACGCATGGGGCAAGCTCACTTCTTCCAGTCCATGCGGTCCCAGTTCCAGGTGCCGCCATCGGCCTCGCCTAGCGCCACCAGCGAGGCCAGTCGCTCGCCCGAACCCATCGACCACGCCACATCCCACGGGACGCCCTGTTTGACCAGGACATGAACGTCCCGGAACTGGGCGTCCGTCAGGAGTTTTTTGCCAGTTGGATCTCCTGATCCCGGTCGACCTGCGGATAGATCAGCGGGAACGCCTCGGCCACCGCCTCCAGCCCTTCATCGCCCAGCCGCGCGATAATCGCATCGACTTGCCGGTCGTTCCGCGCGGGCGGTACGGGCGCGCCGTCGATCTCGACCACATGGGATGCCACCGCGGCCAGTTGCACATAAGGGCCGGAGGCCGCATTGGCGCCCAGCCCTTTCAGCAACAGCGCCTTTTCCAGCGCGGTCTGGCGGCGGATGCCGATCTCCTTGCCGGTCGAATCGGTCACCCGCACGATCTCGTTGGCCGCCGCCACCTGCCGCCGCGCGGGCGAATCGCTTTGCCCCTGGGGCTCGACCGGCCGGACCATTTCAACGCGCTGTACCATCGCAACCGGTCTTTCTCTTAGGGGTTAAGGGTGCCGCCTACTGCACCTTCACGCGGAAACTGGCCCGCCACGCCACACGCTGGGTGACCTTGGTGTTGCCGGTATAGCGCCCGGCATCTTCCTCGCGCAACGTCACCCCGTCAAACCGATAAATCGCCGACGGGTTGCCGTTCGGGTCGGCGATGGTTTGCAGGATCGAGATGAAGGGCGGCTCCTGGCCGGCATAGCGGGCGGCTTCCTTGGCGGCGATGAAGGCGTCGAAATTATCGCTGCCCTTGTCGAAGGTGATGGAGCCTTCCCAGCCTTCCTCCAGGTCGCGAAACCGGGGCGTGCCGTCGATCGCGATGGATTCAAGCTGCGCGGTTCTCTGTCTGCTGTCGAACTCGGTCGGGATCGTCCAACTGGCGTAGTACATGGCGTTGGTCTGCGCGTTGGTGATCGAAATCACCACCGACGCGCCGTCGGAACCGACATTATAGCGAAGATCGGACATGGCCCTGGCCCTCTATCACGCGGCAAGCTGCAACAGCGAGGCCGGCGGTGCATCGTTATTGGCCGGCAGCACGACGGTCGCCCCGGTCTGCATGTTGACCACGAAGATCCGGGCAATCCCCAGATACTGGACCCAAACCTGGGCGGTCACGATGCCGCGCGAGGTCTGGCTTTGCGGGTTGTTGGCGGTGCCGAACAGGATGTTGTAGCCGCTGATCGTGGCCGGCGTGGTCCCCGCCAGTTGCGCGAAGAACGCCTGCAACATGCCATAGCCGTTGGTGAAGAATTGCGGCGTGATGGGCTGGCCGATCAGGGTGCCCAAGGCCCCCGGCCCGGTCAGCGAGCGCGCGATAAAGCTGGTCAGGCGCGGCCAGTTATCGGTGTTGGCGGCATCGTTCGACGAACACACCAGGCCGATGCGGCACCCGAACGAGGCCCCGGCCGGGATCGGGTTGCAGATGACCTCGATGTCCGACAGGGTCAGCGTCGCCAACTCGTCATTGGCATAGGCGCTGCCGGTCAGGCTGCGCTGGGTCGCCAGCACCGCCGGGGTCTGCTGGTTGAGTGCCGATTGCTGCGGCTGGAGGGTACACATGGTGGCAACACCGAATACCTGCGGTGCCAGCAACCGGCGGACGTTATTGGTGTTGTCCTGCCAATAGCACCAATCGCCCAGATAGCGCTTGAACCACTGGTTATCGGTGCCGACACTGGACCTGGTGGTCTGCGCCGTGGCCGGGGTCTCGCCCGGTGGGCCAGCGGCGTGCATCAGGATGCCTTCCGACTGGCCGAACAGCAATTGGGCGCTTTCCTGCGTCGTGTCGGACATATCGGCGATAAACGCGTCGCTGCACTGCGAGTTGCGCAGCGCATACATCCCGGTCCGCGGCACCACGTCGACCCCGATAAAGGTGGATGACGACAGCGTCAGCACCCCGTCGGTGCCGCCGCTGAGGGTCGTCGTGGCCGGGGTGGGGGCTACATTCGACTGGCCCAGCGTGGCGCTGATCAACTGCGACGGGCCGCGGATGGCGCTTTGCCCGTTGTTGATGGCGTTGCACAGATTGGTCCAGAACGTGGTGCCGCTGCCGGTGATGTTGTTATAGGTCTCCGACCCGATATTGGGCACGGTGATGGTGACCTTAAAGGTGCCGATGGCCGATCCGGTGCCGATGGTCACGGCCGTCTGGTTGCCATAGGACCCGGTGTAGTACGAGGTAAAGGTGGCGCCATAGACCGTGGCGGTGCCGGCGGCCAGGGTCACGGTCTCCGTCGCACTCCCGGTGACGGCTTGGCTCCAGGTCACGGTCAGGCTGGTCGGATAGACGATGGTGACGACAGCACCCACCACGGTCGCGGTCAGGTTCACCGCCTGGAACGCGCTGTTGGCGTTGATCAGCGCCTTCAACCCGGCGGCGATGGTCGAGACCGTGTCACTGGCACCGACCGCATAGGAAACGGTCACCGGGGAACCGGTGATGCCGGACGAGGTCGCGGTGATCCTGACCGCATCGCCGTTGGTGATGGTACCGCCGATCGTGGCGGTTTCCTTGGTGAAGCTGGTGCCGCCGACCGAGGCGGTGGCCGCCGTGTCGGTCCCGTCGGTCACCCGCACCACGGTCATGTTGGCACCCAGCCCCGCCGCCCCTTGCGATTGCAGGACGATGGTCGCCGCCGTGACCAGATCGTAGGTCCGGTTGGTCAGGTTGCCGAACATCGAAATGCCGGTACCCGAAATCAGCGTCGCCTTGTTGACCGGACCCCAGCCGGCAATCCCGACAACCCCCACCCGGCCAAACGGCGCGGGCGGGATCACCCCGGATTGCGGCGCCTGGATGTTCAGGTAGAAATCCGGGACAATCAGGGTGCCGGAATTGAAACTACCTGTATAGGAAATCTGGCTCACAGAGCACCTCCCAGCACACAAGTGCTGTTAAATAAGAAGCCCAATCGAATTGGCAAAAACAATCGGGTCTTGGGCCTGTTTCTTCCTGTTACAGGATACACAAGTGACCTGCAAATTTGATCTCTTGGCGTTTCTGGCAATTCGCAAGACGCGCTGATAGTCGCAACAGCATGGCTTGCACCATGGATAGCGCCCATCAATCCGCCGCTTGTCGCCAGGAAACTCATCAACCGGCTTCTCCTCGTTACAACGCCCACAACGCTTGGTATCATGCTCATCAGCCATGTGATCCTGTCCAATCCAGGGTTATCGTTGGTCAGGACCCGGTCGGTGCGCTCACACCGTCCGGGTCCGTGTACTGTCAAATCACTGATCTACGGGCTCATCCGGTATGGGCTGAACATCGACCACCGGTGTCGGCTCATCCACGATCAGGCCGCGCGCATGCACGCGGGTCACATGGCCCGGATGGGATTTCTGGACCGCTTCGACCAGCGCCGGTTCGTCGATGCGGTCGCCGCGCTCGAACCGGATGCCCTCGAACTCGAACATCGCCTGGACCGTCAAATGATGCGCCATGTCGCCAAGCGCTCCCTCATGATTCCCAAACCACGATCGGCGGTTCGGACGCCGTGAAACTGCCTATGGTACCTTGACCACCCTGTACCGACGTACTCAATACCACAGCTTGCGGGAAAGTGCTCGCCTGAGTGATGGAAAACTCAACCGAGAAGCCCAGGATCCGCCGATAGCACAGCGGTTTTTGCGCCACATCCAGCACGATATCGTTGGTCAGGATGATTCGGGCCCCGGTGCCGTCGTTCAGGCTAAGGAAAATCGACGAAGCCAGGGCCGAAACCACCGGGGCCGAGGCCAGATCGCGCTGCGCCGGGCTGTTGCAGAAAAAATGGACCTGGAAATTCCGGGTAACCTGCTGCACTGGCAGAATGCCCGTCTGCACCCCGCCGATGCGCGCCACGATCAGATGCGAGTTGGGGATGGTCAGCACCGCGCCATTGGCTGTTGCCGTCCGGTTGGCCGAGATCGCGGTCGCCAAACCGGCTGCCACCGTTGCCAGCGTGTCGTACTGCCCCGTCTGATAGACATAGGGCACGTTATCGACGATGACGGCCACGTTCTGCACGTCGGCCGACGGCATGGTGCCGGAAAACGTGACGGTGGTGCCGGAAACCGCGGCGCTGAGCGTGGTTGGGGCCGATCCGGTGGTGATCCAGGACCGGGGGAACCGGGTGGTGTTGTGAAACCCGCCTTGCGGCGAAAACACCGACACATTGACCGTGCCGGCCAGCAAATCGGCGTCCAGTTCATAGCCCGCGGGCCAGCCGGGGTAGATCCGGCACACACTGCCGGTGACCGGCGAGGCGATCCCGGGCTGCGGTGCCCCGGATGGGTACAGCACCGCCAGAATCGCCGTGCAGAACGCCGCATAGACATCGGAAATATCGGCCATCTCAGGTCATCACCTGACGGGCCGACACGCGCCAGCCCAGTTCGGTCAACTCGGCCAGTTCCACGAAAAACCGGCGGCTCAGATCGTCCTCAACGATATCGCGGGTCTGAAAGGTCACGCCGAACACCGGGTTCAGCAGCGGCACCAGGATGTTCCATTTCGGCTCGACCGTGTCGCCCGGCAGTTTCAGTTCGGTCGGCGCGCCATAGGGCGCTTTCAGGATCGACATCGGCCAGCCCTGCAACAGGATCTGCTCGGTCGCATAGGTGTTGCCGCCATAGCCGTTGATTCCGGTGCCGGTCTGTTGCGCCGCGCGGTGCAGATCGGCGGTCCGGTTGCACAGCACGGCCGAGATCGGCAGCATGATGTGCTGCTGGGCGATGAACCAGGTGCCCTCGCTCCCCGACAGATAATCGCCGGGCCGCGTGATGTTGCCGTCCACCAGACAGGTCCATCTGGCATTGCCGTAATCCTGCGGGCGGACGAATTTGGGATCAACCGAAAACGACGCCGGCAAGGTGGCGATCACGCTGGACGGCTGAAGCGGCTGTGTGGCCGAGTTCGGGCGATAGATCGTGAAAATCGGCCCCAGGCGTTGCGCCGCCTTGGCATAGCCGGTCCAGATCTTCTGCGCGATCAGGCCATAGGTGGTCATGGGGTCCGCCCCATCGACCGGTTGGCCTGAAACCGGACCTCGCTGTTGGGAAAGAACCAAACCTCGCCGCAACACGCGGTTTTCCACGGCCGGTCCAGCGCCACGCCGAACAGCACAAAATGCTCCTGGCTATAGTCGATCACCAGAAACGCCTGCCCCGGCCCGCCGGCCGTGTCGACCGGGATCATCGGGTCCAGTTGCAGCATCGCCATATCAGGCGTACCGGATGGCGCCGTGCCGATGGGCCTTTTGGCGGCGGAACACGTTGATCGGCACGCCCATGAAATCGCTGAACATGCCCTGCCACTGGCGGTACAGGCTCATGCGCAGGCCGATCTCGTTGGCCCGGCTGTACCAGACGGCGGCCTGCTTGGTGTCCAGGTTCTGGCTGGAACCGGCATGGGCGCCTTCCAACCCGTCCAGGATATTCAGGTACCCATAGATCATGGTGGTGCCATTCAGCGAGGCGGCCGGGCCCAGGGTCTGCGGCTGGGCGGTCACCTGGGGGGCGATATTGCCGGTGCCGGTGGCGGTGATGGTAAAGGCGACCGGGCTCAGCACGCCCATCTCGGCCAGCGGCACCGCGGCCAGTTGCCAGGGGCCGCTGCCCCAGGGCGATACCGCGGTGATCTGGGCGGCGGCCAGCGTCGCATTCTGTGTCACCGCCTGCGCCATCTGCGCCAGGATGGTCAGCCGGTTGTCCATATTGGCGACCGGGGCCAGGGCGGTAACGGTGACCGTCACCGGCGAGGTCAGGTTGCCGCCGCTGAACGTGACCGACAGGGTGTCGCCCAGATTGGGTTGCAAGCCCACCAGCGCCACCGCGCCATAGGCCTTGCCGGTCACCCGGGCTTCTTCGTCCACGTCCAAATTTGACATGCGGTATTCAAGGAACCCGAACGCCTCGAAAAACCGATATCCCGAGGTGCCCGGCCCCAGCGTGCCGCCGATGGGCGAGGTGACGGGCAGGCCGATCACCGGGTAATCCAGGTGGCGCCTACAATTGCTCCGATCGGCCAGGGTCAGCATTGCGTATCACCGGTCTACTTGCCGGCCTTCGGCATTTCCGGGAAGAAACGCTCCTGGTTGACATACTTCTCGCCATCCATGCCAGAACGCGAGGCGACGAAGCCGTTGGCTATCTTTCTCACGCTGACCGTGATCGACGGGGTGGGCGTCAGAAATCCAGCACCCGCGGCACCGCCCGTGGTCTTGGCCTTTGACGGCGCCGCTGCAACAGGTGCGGCCGACACCGTGGGGCGTCCCTTCCTAGTCGCCATGATGCGTTGCTCCTTCTGCTTTCAATCCAGATGGCTGACGGTGCCGCAATGCGGGCAGACATGGAACTTGCCCAGATCTCCCGCGGGCGCGATCGGGGCCTGAATCGCCAACAGGCCCTGAATGGTCAGCGGGTCGGAAATCGTCCGGCCGCGCTTGGCGACGACGGTGACACCCGACGGCAGGGATCCGGTGAAATCCTTGACGAACACCATGTGATGCGGATTGGGCGGCAGGGATCGGGGCGGCCGGCCAGGTCCTGCCATCGTCCGGACCGGCACGACATTGGCTGGCACCACATTGGCCGGCACGATGTTCTCGACCGGGGTCTGTGGCTCGGCTCGGGGTGCGGCCATATTGCCAAAGCTGCGGCGCGGCGCTTCGCTCTCTCTGGTTTCAATCGTGGTCGACATCGGCAGGGGATCTCCTGGCAGGTACGGGATGGGCTCCTCAAAGGGGACCGGTTTTGCATCGGTCCATTCCGGCGGTGCGGGGTCCGGGGCCTCATAGGTCTTGTCGCGGGGGCGGTCGAACCCACAGGTCTGGCAGATCTTGCGGCGGATATGAACCGGGGCGTTACAGCGGGCGCAGGGCTTGTAAAATCCAGGCGCGCCTTCGGTTTGCTTAACGACAACCGGGTTTACCGCCACCGATCACTCCAATCCGGCAAGCGCCCGGAAGCGCCGGCCACGCTCAAACGATCGCCATGCCGCCGGACACCAGCGCCTGGACCAGATTATAGCCCAGCGTGTAGGGGCGCCCGTAGAAGAAGGCCATGGTGTTGTTGTTGTAGGTGAAGGTGAAATTGTTGATCGCCACCACCGGGCCGGAACCGCCGGTCAAGGTCCCGCTGTTGGAAAACGTCACCGTCTCCGTCGCCTTGGTGCCAAAGGTCAACACCTCGGTCGCGTTGCCGGAAAGCGTGATCGTTTCCGATCCGGTGGTGACCGACTGGGCAAAGGTGATGGCGCCTTTGGTGTTCGGAAATGCGATGGTGACGACATTCGTGGTCGAGGTCGCCGATAGCCCGAACGCCACCAGATTGGTGTTGGCGTTGATCGCCGCCGCCAGTCCGGTCGCCAGCGTCGTGGTGGTCGCGGCCAGGGGGGCGGTATAGCTGACCGTGACCGGCGAACCAGTCAGGTTGCTGTTGGTAAAGGTCAGGGTCAGAACGTCGCCCTGCGCCACGGTACCGGTGATCGTCGCGGTCTCGGTCGCCGGCAGCGCATACGAGGTGACGACGGTTGGCTCCTGCGACACGGGCACGGTCAGAGTGACCACGTTGGTGGCGGCGGTTGCGGTGATGCCGGCGGCGCTCAGGGTCGCATTCGCGGTGATCGCCGCGGCCAGTGCGGTCGCCATCTGGGTCGTGGTCCAGCCGCCGGTCACCGACTGGCTGACCAGCACGCCGCCCGGCGCATAAGGGCCGGTGAAATTGGCGTACATCACGTCGTTGGCGGTGGCCGTACCGGTGATGGTGATCGAATCCGGCTCGCTCACCAGCGACAGGGTGGTGAAATTGCCGACCGGGCCGCCGTGATTAAAGGTGATGACGTTGGCCGCGACCGAGCATTCCAGCCCGTACTGCACAAAGGTCTGGTTGCCGTTGAACAGATTGGCGATGGCCGTGGCAATGGTCGATGTCGTGTCGCCGCCCACCGTCTTGTAGGTCGCGACCAGCGGGTTGGCCGAACCGAACACCGTGTTGGTGACCTCGATGGTCAACTCGTCGTTGGTGGTGACAGTGCCGCCGATGGTGGCCGTGCCGGTCGCGGCCACGCGCGGGTTATTGGTCAGGAATACCGCCGGCGACTCATGGTCCAGCGAGGCCCCGGTAAACACCGGCACGTCGGTATTCGGCACCAGCGTGGGGTTGCGCGGGTCAAAGACACCGGGCGTGCCCTGGAGTGCGATAATCAGCGACATGCCTTGTTACCTCCGCTTGCCCCGGGACGGCTTCAGCGTGCCCGGCCCGGTCGGCGTCTTCTTCTGACCCATGTCATAGCGCTTCTGGATCCGCGACATGCCTTGGTCGAAGCCCGCGAATTTATCCCAGTCCAGAACCCGCGCGTCCTTCATCGTGCCGTTTTCAATCGCCACGGTTTTGGTCGTCGGGTTGGACTTGGTGATCGCCATGACGATAGCCCTTGAGGCGCGGTCTTATTCGGACCGGCCGCCCATTTTCATGCTGTTGGGCACCGCGAATACGGCGGCGGTGTCCTGCGGGCGGCGGACGCGGTCGGCGCCAACCGGGCTTGATGTCATGCCTTCGCCCGGCACCGTCATCGCCGGCTCGCTGTAATTCAGCGTGCCGACCATCACCTTCTGCGGGCCACGGCCGCCGGAGTTGCGCTGCGACTTCAGGCTGGTCGCGATATTCTTCGACGGGGGCTTCATCGCCATGATGGATCTCCTTCGGTGTAAGACGGTCCTGCCGCTGATATCGGCTCTGTTACAAAACGGGCTTAACCAGCCGTCTCCAGGATGATCGCGCGCTTGTAGAGGGCGTTCGTAGCGGTGGGAATCACGTTTGTGGTCGCTGTGGTGTCAGTCGGTACCGCGATATCGCCGACCCAGTCCCAGGTCTGCGACAGGGTCTGCTGCAACCGATCCAGCGGCGGGCGGATGATATGGGCGATGTTGTTGGCGATGAAGACCTCGCCGATCGCGTTCACCCCTTCGCGGGCCAGGAAATGCTCCAGCCCCTCGAAATTGCCTTGGATGGTGGCTTCCGCGCCCAGCACGATCGGTCGGCGCACGCGGACGTTATTGGCCGAATAGCCGGTGGCGGCGGACGAATTGGCAACCTGGACATAGGCTTCCGTCGTCGGAATGAAGGTCATGCCCAACAGCATGATGACATCGCCGTCGCGGTATTCGCTGGCATCCTTGCGGCCGGCATACAGGATCTTGAAATCCTGATCGGCCCAAAGCTGCCGCATCGAGGTGTTGTCCAGGATGATATGGAACGTGCCGTCATCCATCGGCGGCACCGCGTTATCGCGCAACCGTGCCAGCGCATCCTCGACCAGACCCAGGGTCAGTACGTCCTGACCGGTCATCTGTGCCGTGGTGACGTGGGAGAACGGGCGCATGATCTGCGCGGCGTTCAGCGCGATCAGCGAATCGCCGTTCACCGGGGCGGTGGCCGTGGTGAAGGTGATGGTGCCGGACACGCCATCGGGGCAGGACGATGAATTGGTGCCGTCGATGGTAAACCCGGTCACCGTCAGGTTCTGGTTTACACCGGCGCCGCCGACATTGGTTTCGGTCACGGTCAGGGTATTGGTGCCGCTGACAGCGGTGACCACGCCGTTGACCAGAACCGTCTGAAACCCGCGGACATCGTCGACATGGCAGGAGGTCGTGGTCGAAGCCCCCAGATCGGTGCGCACCCGGCTGTTGCCACCTAGATACGCGGAAAACAGCTTTTTGCGGGTGATGCGCTCCAGCGACTGGGCGGCCTGGACGCCGTTATTGCGGGCGACGCGGATGATGTTGTTGGCGATGCCGGCCAGATCATCCATCAGCGACACGTCGGTCGTGTCGGCGTACTGCTGCATGGTGAAGCTGTACTGCTCGACCGCGGCGTCGGTGGAGGTCAGGCCGTTATCCAGGCCGGTGTTATTGGCCGGGGTGATAGCGGTGGAGATCGGGGTCTTGCGGCCCGTCCTGGTGCGGGTGATGGTCTCGCCGATGCGGACCGGCACCGTCTCTTCCAGGTTCTCGCGGCGATAGGCCAGGACTGAATCCAGCCCCTCTTCAAACTCGCGCTCCAGAAAGCCGGTCTGGAGGATCGGAACGAGCGCGGTCGGGAAATTGGTAAACGAGCCCATGGAAGCTATCTCCGAGAAAGACGATCAAGGACACGCCTTTTTGGCGCATCTCGGCTTTCGGGCTCCTGGCCCATCCCGGACGGGCTCGCCTCGCGGAAACGCGGGCGCCGGGACTCGGAGGCTCTACCTCAGAGGCTGTATGGTAACCCGGGAAGCGCCGGGGCTCGAACTTGGGCTTCTATGGCCTTATCGAACGTCGGGTACCTGACCGTCCGCCTGCGGGCACCTGTCCCTGATAGCGGCTCTTATTTCGGGGATTAACATCTTCCAGGGATGGCGGCAACTACAACTTCTTGAACTTCAACCAGATCGTAGTGCCGCTTGTTCCCGATTTATGTGTAATACCGTTACATTTATCGCCGTGCGGTGGTTACGCCGGTCAGGCGCTGGATCTCCTGGCGCTTAAAGGCGGCGTAATCGGCCCGGTTCATGCCCCTGACATCGGTGCTGGGCGGGGTTTGGGTGGGATTGGGCGGTGGCGTGGTAGCGCCCGTGGCCCGGGGAAGCGGCTGGGGCGCGGGCGGCGAAGCCGGCGCGGGCTGGCCGGTGGTGGCGGCCTGAAAATAGCTGGGTTTCGACTGCTTGAACTGGGCCACCGCCTCGGCCACGCCGGTCACCTCGCCGTCATCGGTAACGCTGATCTTGGACCGGTCGATCAGTGGCAACAGGTCCATGTCGACGAGCCCGGCCTTGGCCGCTTCGGCCTTTAGCTCGGTCATCGACAGGCGTTCCAGCAACTTGGTCTGCCGCTGGGTCAGCGGCGTCGTGGCCTCGGCGATCCGGCGGTCGGTTTCCTGGCGGATCTGCTCAATCTGGGCCTGCGCCGCCTGCACCTGTTCGGTCGCATTCCGGGCCGAAATCCGGTTGGCCGCGGCATCGGCACGGGCATCGGCGATATCGCGCTCGTAATCGCTGATGCTCTTGGTGTGCGCAGGCTGGGCGGGCGGTGCCGCGGGGGCGGGTGGCGCGGGCGGCGTCGGCGGGGCGGCATGCTGGTGTTCGATGATCACGCGCTGCGGGGCCGGGGTGCCGCCGGCCGGTGCCGGCGGATCGCCCTCGGCGGTCAGCGCCATCAGCGAGGGCCGCCACAGGCCGCGCCCGAATTTCGGTGAATAAGGCAACGCTGATCTCCTTCGTGGTTAGCCGTTGCCGGCCAGGTTGACATCGACATAGGCGTTTGACCCGGTCAGCGTGGTCAGCCGCGCCTTGATGTAGCGATAGGCCGCCTGAATGTTCTGGGTCGTGTTACTGGTCAGCGACGGCGTGATCGGCGTCCCGTCGGTGCCGTTGGCATAGGTCAGCGTGGTGGTGGCGCCGGTGCCGGTGACCGAGATGCTGAACTGGGTGTTGTTGGCGGGCGGGGTCAGGGGAGATCCCAGATAATTGGCGTTGTTCGGCAGGTTGGTGGCGTTGGACGGGAAGGTGATGCTGATCGCACCGGCCACCGAGGTCGCCTGATAGCCGCACTGCGCCAGATTGGGATGGACCGAGATCAGGGCGGCCAGCGCCGCCGCCGCGGTGGTGATCGTATCGCCCGCCTGCACCACATAGGTGATGGTCTGCGTCGCATTGGTCAGCAGGGCGTTGCCGAAGGTGACGTTCAGATTGTCGCCGGTATGGATGGTGCCGCCGACGGTGACCGTCACGGTGTTGTTCGGGATCTCCAGCGCGCAACTGACCACAAGATTGACGTTGACGGTCGACCACGAGCCCACGCATTCGATGGCGACGGTCTTGGGAAACATCATCGGCGTCCAGATGCCCTCGTAAGGGACCGTGGAGACGCGATCCAGCAGCTTCGATTGCTGGGCAAACGGGACGATGACCGGGGCTGTCTGATAATTGGTGATGGATTGCTGGGTCATTGGGGTCCTTTGGCGCCGCTAGGGGCGGGTTTAGATGATTTCCGCAATCACTTCGCCGTCTGAAACCATGTCGCCCAGCATCAACCGGTAGCGCAGTTTGCCGTCCTTTGGCGCATATACAGGATAAAATGTCTTCATGCACTCAATCTGACAGATTTCTTCGCCTTGGACGACGGTATTTCCATCCGGAATCGACAGATACGAGATCGTGCCGATGATCGGCGAGATGATTTCGACCGGGACCGGGTCTTTCGGCCCTGATTTGGGGTTTTTCGCCATTTAGACCATCTCTTCGGTTTGTTCTCTGAAGTTTATCGTGAAATTCATGGCATTGGTGCCGGATAATTCGACGATGATGCCATTTTCGCAGCCTGCACCCAGCGCAAACGAGCCGGTGAAGGTGGAGGGCTGGTACCAGATGACGCGTCCCTGGGCGTCGGTCACCCTGGCGCGGCCCCACGAGCCCGATGAGACGATCTGGACCGAATAAAGCTCGGCATGCCGCCTGGAAATGCGGAATTTCCCCGCCTTCACGATCTGCACCGACCGGGTGAGCGAGCCTGGGCAGCACGGCACCATCATGTCGACGATGGGAATCACGGGGTCAGGAACCGCTGGCGCTGTTTTTCGGTCGGTTCGGGGCCGATGAAGTACAGCCGATAGCCGATATGGGGCGATCCGGCCCCGCCGATGCGCTCCTTGGTCCAGTTGACGAACTCCTCGGCGTCGATCTTGCGCTGGCGGAGGAATTGCAGGATGGCGCCCGGCTGTTTCCACGAGGTGAAGCCCAGCGGCGGGCCATCCTTGATCAGGGCGAGCGGCACGAAGACGTAATGGGCCTTGCGGCTGCGGAGCTTCTTCCTGGTGGTGGCGGGCATGATCGCGCTCAGGTCTCAGTGCGATGATGGGCGTCGGGCAGTAGCATCGCCATTTTCATGCGGTCGAGCAGCCAGTTGCAGGAGGCCAGGGTGCAAACATTGTCCGTCAGCATGACCAGCGAGCCATTTTCGCGCTCGGACAGCACCACGACGTTCGGCAGATCCATCTTCTTGGCGCATTCCAGCACGTCTTCGACCGATCGAAACGTGGTCGGGATCCGCAAAAGCTTGGGCTGTTCCGCCACGGCGTCAGCCCTGTTGCCGGCGCTTGAAGGCCTGCCAGACGATCGAGGCGTAGCAGGGGGCGGAATCGTGGCCGCCTTTGTATTCGACGGTCAGCCCGTTCATGAAACCGGCGTTCAGCATCCAGGATCCCATGACGATGGGGTTGGCGCGATAGAAGATCCGGCCGGGGGCAGCGATCTTGTCGGCCTCGCTGGCTTCCTCGAACTCGGGGAAGAACCCGGCATCGTTGGGCACCCCGTCGCGGAACATCATCGACCCGCTGCCGGCATGGGTGCAGGCGATGGTGATGCAGACGCCGGGGCCTTCCTCCAGGATATAGGTGCCCTTTTTCTCCAGCAGCCAGGCCTTGCCGCCGATCAGCGGGACCGGCAGGTTGATGCGGACGGGGGTAAGGATGGGCGGATCGTTCAAAACATCACCTCGCTGACTTTGCGCCAGCAGACTGGCCCGCCGACATGGACGCTGTGCCTGATGGCGGCTTGGACCGCCTGTTCCGCGGTCGCCCCCATTTCCATGGCACCGATGGCGATGCAGCGGGCGGTGCCTTCGCCGTCGGCATAGAACCGCATGCCGTGATAGAGATGCCAGTGGAGGTCGCTATCCAGGTTCCACACGGAAAGATCGGGCCGGATGATCATCGCGGCCCAGTCATTCCCGCCGGTGAACGGATTGGCGACGTGGTCGTGATCCCCGTTCCAGGTCTGGAACCATTTGCCGAACGCCTGACAGGCCGAGCCCAGGCCTGACGCCGCGCCGATGGAGCCGTCCGGGGCCTCGACGATCTTGCTGTGGAATCCGACACGCAGCGCCCCTTGCACCTGCATCGAATCGGTCGCCAGCACGCCGTCGCGATAGGCGATGACGGTCACGTCCGGCCGCTTTCGCGCACCGGGGCGGGGGCACCCACGAACAACTGGCCGCCGCCTTCATCCGAACCGTCGGCCGGTTCTTCGACCGGGTTGGGCTGTGGCCCGTCGCCATCGGGATCGGGCTCGTGCCGCTCGCTGGGGTCGTCGTCGGGCTCGCCTTCCTCGGGATCGTCCAGGATACCCAGATCCATGTTCGCCGCCAGATAGGCCCTGGCTTCGTCGCGGGTGATCAACTGGGTCTCTTCGATCATCTTCAGCAGCCTTGCATCGTTGTCGGGGTCGGGCCCCTGGCCGCCATCGGGGCCGGTGCGGTTTTCGCCGCCGATATTGGCCGCAATCCCCAACGGATCCATGGCCTGGCCGATGGCCGGCATCATCATCTGCAAATCCTGCGGCGTCGGCTGGAACTGCCGGGGCCAGAGGAGCGAGATGCCTTTCAGGTCAAGCGTCATCAGTTCGGGCGGGCACCCGCCGATCACGCGCAAGGCCTGGATGATCTTCTTGATCATCGGCAAGGCCCCATATTCGCCATAGCAGGACCGGAGATCGGCCACCAGATCGTTGGATTCCTCGTCCAGGAACTCCATCGCCCGACCGGACACGACGCGGGTCATGTGTTCGGGATCCTTGCGAAAGGCCTCGATCTGCTCCAGGGCGTATTTCCGCAAGGATTCCACCAGCTTCAACGCCGCCTCGACGCCGGAACCGGTCATCTCCAGCAGCTTCGCCGATCCGGCCCCTTCCTGATCGTCGCCGCCATCGGTCTTGCGGGCCGCGTTCAGGTGGATATAGGTCGACGGCCCGCGCAACACCGGCCCATCCTGATCGTTATGGTTCTGGATTTCGCCGGTCACCACCAGTTGCGGTGCCGAATTATACCGCACCCCGCGGCCAACCTGGCTCAGCGTGTAATCCAGTTCGATCGCATCGGGGATGGCATCTTCCCAGGTGCAGGATCCGTCGGGAAAGGTCCCGGTCTCCAGGTTCCTGATCCACACGCCCGGCACGAAGCCCAGATCGGTCACGCACTCGTAGTGGACCTCAAAGACCCGCATCGGATCGTTGAACCCATCGACCGGGTTCCACTCCCCCGCCGGCACCGGCACATAGGTCGCCTCGCGGTCGGGGTAATAATCCTTCACGTACCAATACTGGTCACCGGGCTTATCGACCTTCATCCCCAGATCGCGAAGCTCCGACCCTTGGGTCACGTAATGCACCCGCAACCCGGTCAGTTCCTGCCGCCGGTCGAACATCGGCCGGCAGAACTTGGCCTGCCACACGTCGATCGCCACCGATCCGTCATCGGTCGCACAGAACGTCATCGCGATGGACCCGACCGACCCGCGCAAACACGCCTCGCGGAACTTGCTCCAGAACCGGCAATCAATCAGCAACCGCTCAATCGCCCGGGCCGCCTTCTTGTCCTTATGCCGGATGCGGGGAATGTGCCGCCCGGAAAAGAGCTTCCGCGAGGTCTGCCGCGCCACCATCCGGGGCAACCGGAACTGCGTCGACGGCCGCCGGTCCTCCAGGGCGATGATCTCACCCTTGGGATCCTTCCGGTCGGTCTCATCGTAAAACGCATGCCGCAGATGGTCGTAAAACGTCCCGTCCAGCAACCGGTCAAGCACATCCAGCCGGCGGTACCGCTCATCGCGCCTCGCCCATTGCGGATATTCAATCTTGGCCGAAATTTTCCTGAACAACGGGCGGGCCTTCGTCTAGGGGCCGATCTGTCAGGAAACGATATACACCAAATTCTTCGGTAGCGTCATCTCCGGCAATTGCGCTTTCGACCGCGGCACCCACCCATCATGCGACCGGCACAGCCTAATCACCGCCCCCTGATGATACGACAGCCCCGCCTCCAACGATAACGGCTCGGGGATCAGACCCGATGCCTTCCGGTACGCCACCTCGCCATACCATCCCATCGGGACACCCAGGATCCCCTCCCCATCCGGGCAGTAGAAATGCCACACCGCCGGCAACGCAACCTGCCCCCGCTCCGGATCCGCAGCCCCCTGCACCGCCTCAGCCATCCCCCTCGGGGCCAACCCATCCGGCCGCTCCCGCATCCCCGGATCGACCTCGTCCAGCACCCGCCCCAGCGCCTCATACAACTTCCACCCCAGCGCCGGCACCCGCCGCGCCGCATCCTCCAGCAACCCCGCCAAATCCCCCGACGCATCACCAGACGCCGTCACCGAACCAGTAGCCCGCCGTTCCGCCCGTTCCGCCCAAAATACCGCCGCCTCAGCATTGCCCTGCCTAACCAGCCGAAACAACGCCGCCTCGCAAGCCTCCTCCCGGTACGCCTCAAACCGCTCCAAAAACCGTTCCGAATACCCATTCATCCCCAGAAAATGCACCAAATCCCCATACGGAACCCGCAGATCATCCGACGCACCCGCCAAATATCCCGCATGCCGCTCAACCGCCGCCAACACCTGTGTCAGCGAAACCGCACCACCCGGCGATCCAGCCCGACGCGACAACATCGGCTCATTCGCAGAATCACCATTCTCAGCCATCGGAACCTCCAAACGTGACACCCCTTTATAGGTCAATTTTTTTTTCGCACACAAGCGAGAAGCGGAACCACCGGGGGCCGGAAATGCCAAGGCGCGCAATCGACCGGACAGCGACACGGGCTCAGGCGGAACACCATTACGCGCCGAATACTGAACACCATGAGAGTATGGACACTGACACGGGCGCCTTTCGCGTTTGGTGACTGCGGGGGATGGTATAGGCCAGCCGCGCGAATCCCACAAACAAAGCACCCCCCCTCTAATTATACCACGCGACTCGCGTAAACGCAAGTGGCGATCTTTGCATGACCTTGCGCCGCGCTATGCGCTGATTGCACGTCGATTTCATCCCTGCGATATCGACACGCCATATAATAATCTCCCTGCCGTCGATATTTCCTATTGACTGCCATCCGTTCATCGCGTACATTCTCGTTATCGGCAAGACGCTGATCCCGCTAACCACCCGGCAGCGGCAACCAATAGGAAAGGATAATCCAATGCGCCTTCGTACATTCAAAGTCGGCGGCTTGCGCTTCGTCCAAATCGGCAGGCTTTCCCTCTCCTTCTGCATCACGAAGGCCGCGCCACAGCCGAAGTATGAAATCCCGCTCACGCTGACTGAGATTACCTTGCTCCGCCTGTGCGGCATGCGCGCCAAGTACAGCCGCGCGCGTATGGCTGGCATCAAGGCGTTCGATTTCGATCCTTCGTATCGACGTGCCTGACTGATCGCAGGCTTCTAGGCTGGCCTTACAGCTAGCCTAGTGGCGTGCGATCAGCACGAAGCCAGCCGCTGCATCCTGCACCGGCACAATCTGAAAGGAAACATCATGTCTGAATTGCTCGCCTCCACACTTCGCGCCATCCTTGACGCGAGCGACATCGAAAGCGTGAAATCGCCTATCGTCGGCGCCCGCGCCTACACTTTCGCTTCCCTCCCCGGCTCTTTGCTGATCGTCATGCCGACGGCACAAGCCAGCACGGCTACGAAGCCTTCCACTGTGAAGAATCCCCACAGCGGCACGATTGCCGCGTACCGCGCGCACATCACCCGTTGCCAAGCCGTCGTCGATGACGCGACTCGCTCTCGTAAGGACAGAGAAGAGAATGCGGCGAAAGTGAAATGGTACAGCGATAAGATAGAAGAATTTGAAGCACCTTACCGCACGCCTATCGTCGAAGCACCTGCCGCGCCGGCACCCGCCGCTGAGGCACCTGCCGCGCCGGCACCTGCCGCTGAGGCACCTGTGACGAAAGCGACGCTCCGCAAGGCCAGCTAGTCGCCACCATCGCCTAACATCAGAGGCCTGCCATAATCGGCAGGCCTCTTTTTTTGCGACCATCTCCGCCACCCGCCAGCGCCAGCCGCTCCACCCTGGCCTGATCGGTAGCACCGCGAGGCGACGCTACCGCGAGGCCTGCCAGCTCTATCTCCGACCGTGCCGCCGCTGATCCTGCCGCCGCTGATCGGCGACACCCGCCAGCGCCTGCCGCCACCCGCCAGCGCCAGCCGCTCCACCCTGGCCTGATCGGTAGCACCGCGAGGCCTGCGCCACCCGATAGGCGAGCTGCGCCAGCCGCTGATCCGACCATCTCCGCTCCGATCAGCACCTAGACACCCGCTATATCTTGATTTCTCGCACCCTTGCGTGTGTCGCCGCACCCGTTCCGCGTGCAATCGCGCAATATCAATGCCTTAGCATTTTTCATAATACGCCATATGCGATTTATTACGATTCCGCGCCACCCTGGCCTGATCCTGCCAGCGCGAGCTGGGCCAGCCGTCGGCAGCACCGCGAGGCCTGCCCGCGCCACCCTGGCCTGATCCTGCCAGTCGCCAGCACGGCGAGGCTGCAGCCGCCTGCTACCCTGTAGCCGCGGCGGAACGGGCCCACCGCGACCGACGGAGCGCGGGCCGCGGCTGCCAGCGCTTGGCCGCTGCCGGCGATCGCCTACCAGCCGCGCGCGCCACCAGCGCCGCTCCGCCGATCCCGCCAGCGAGCGCGGGGTGGAGGGGGTAGGGGGAGGTGTTGCTACCGCCCGCCATAGATCCAGACCTCGAAGCTAAGGTAGATCTCTATCATCAACGCGAATCGTGGACTGATTCTGGATCCTTCGCCCCATTTTTTATATATTCCGCGTAAGCGCGACAAGTGGGTAATAATATTACCCAACCCTGCCCCCTACGGGTAACATACAAGTACCGTTTTGGCATTTTCCGGATATACAAAAGACCGTTTTGGCATTTTTGGATCTGACCTGCATATATTGAGGTCTGTTGACGGTATTTGAAGCATTGTTTTCTGGATCTCTATGTATAGGCCTGCTTGGATGGGTGTATATTCTTCGATTGCGACATCTCTATACTTATCTTTTTCTTACGACATCGCCCTTTCTCTATGGGAGCGTCAAAATCCTGAAGCCACACTCATAAAACGAAAGACCGTTTTGGGAAGGGCGGAATTTCTCATTTACGAGAAGGGTCGCGTAAACACATCTGGATGTAGGGTTCTGGGGGAATGGGTATGGAAATGGTCTTGATACAGGTGTGTATGAACGACCGGGCTGAGATGGGTCGAGGTTAGTCTATCCACCTGAGCGCTGCTGAGATGGGGTCAAAAAAAATACGCCGTCAAGTGTCATCGTCATGCGCTGGATAGATACCGAGCATGCTCGTAGACAGCGCACAAGGAGCGCGAGTGAGAGCAAACGATATCAATGGGTTAACGGCGGTCTGCACCGTTGTCGATGACATGAGTGCGAGTGGGAGCGCGAGTGCGAGCAGAACGGCTGGTGGAGCTATGCGCTGGGTGGCGCTCCCACTCGTCGATCTATGCGCCGCAAAAACGCACGAGTGAGAGCAAGCAAAATCATGGGCTTAGCACCGTTCTGCGGCGCTGTCGCGGATCGGGGTGCGAGTGAGAGCGCGAGTGCGTGCACGCGACACCGAGTGAACGCGGCAGATCTTAGGTAGAAGACGGGAGATCGCCCGGGCGAGGCTCCTCGGGGTATCGGCAGTCCAACGGGCGGATATAACTGCGCTCACGACGCCCCCGATCGACAAGGACCACCGTGGTGAGTAAACCCGCCGACAGCCCGCGGTCGACGAAGCTCCGCAAATACCCGGGCTTAAGATCGGTGCAGAACCCCTCGCCATGCAGCACCAGATGGATCCCGGTGCGCGCACGGCTGAGCGGGCTGATCTTGCCGCCACGGGCAATCACCTCGCGCATCGCCTTCAAGATCTGCTGGTCCGCGGTCAGGCGCTCGATCCGACCGGACGGGGAGACCTGCCGATCACCAGCCGCGGGCTCCGAATACTCCTCCCCCTCAATCCGCTGGAAAGCCCCATCGACATACCGAACCCGGACCTTCGATCCCGCCGGGCCGTAATTCATCTTCATCGTCTTCAGCACCCGGACATCACGGTCCTGGTCCGACGTGTCATCCTCATACGCCGCCTTCGGGGCCGTCAGATAAAGCCGGGCGCGAACCGAATTATTCCACGCGGTCGACCCCGATATCCCCGAACCGCTCGACATGCCCGACACGCTAGGGTGCGCGGTCAGCACCACAATCCCACTGATCCGCGTCGCAATCGCCTTCAGCCGCATCACAAACCGGCGGACCTGGTTGCGCACAATCTCATTCCCGCCGAACACATCCGCCGCGGTGTCCAGAATCACGATCTGGGCACCCCAATCCCAGATCAGATCCTCCAATTGGGCCAGAAACCGGGTCGGCTTCGCCCGGTCATCCTTCCGGTCAAACTCCATCAGCACCGATTCCTCACCCGATCGGCTCACCATCATGAAATCATCGGTATCCGCCACCTCGACACCCATCGACCGGCAGATCGCATGGTGCCGGCGCTCCAACTCATCCGGGTCATCCTCGCAGAACAACGCCAGCGAGCGGCACCGCGCCACCTGCAACCCCAGCCATGGTTGCCCGGTCGACGCCGCAATGCAAAGCTGGTGCATCAGCAGGCTTTTCCCCAAACCACCATCGCCGGACACCAGCCCGACATTGTTCTTGGGAAAACAATCCTCGACAAACCACTCGCGGGGCGGCGGCTGGCGCCCATGCCACGACGCACCGGTAAAACCCTGAAGCGGTTTTAGACGATCGGCAGCATTACCCGCCGACGCACGCCAGCCCTCATCATCCCCGTCGATCACACCATCGCAACCAGTCTCGACCGGGGCGGGGCCGCCTCAACCACAACCGGGCCAGACGGAACCAGGGAACGCGCACCCGGCAGCTTCCGCCCCAGCAAGACATCGTTGAAATCACCATAATCCTGATCCGGATAAAGGATCTCGACCCGCCGTCCCTTCCTCGAATGGAAAGCCGCCGCCTTCTCAGCCGCCTTATGCCCGGGCTCCCCATTATCCCCAAAGATCAGCACTTCCTCCACCGATTTGGGCACCGCCACCTGGTCCATCCGCCGGCCACACGCCACCCACACCGGTATGTGGTAGATCGCCCGCACCGAAAGCCCGGTCTCCAGCCCCTCCACCAGCCCCAGGCAATGCGTCGGGCTGTTCAGCCGGATCGCCCCGTCATACAATTTGCCCAACGTCTTCTTGACATGCGGAACCGGGGCCTTGCCCGCCCCATCGGGCCGGAGCCAAGTCCGCTGGCACGCAACGATACTCCCCGCCCCCGTCTGGATCCCCGCCACCAACGCCGGCCATCGGGTCGCCTTCTCGCCAACCGGATCCCAATGCTCCAAATCCGGCACGAATTTGATCTGGCTGGAAACCCGGGCCCTGATCCCGCGGGCCTTCAAATAGGTCTCGACCAGCGTCCCCTCCGCTTGGGCCGCGCTGAAAAATATATCGCGGGCCAGCGACGCCTTGTACCGGTCCGCGTCATCCGCCTCCGGCCGGTACTGGTCCGACGCACTCCGCATCTGGGCCAAAAATCTGGTGGGGCTGCCCGCCTCGCCGATCAGTTCAACCACCATCTCGCGGAAGGATTTATTATACATAAATGCTAAAAAACCAATAGAACCCATGTACTGGCCGCAGCCAAAGCAATAAACATGGTCGGGATAGACATAAAACGACGGCGTCTTCTCACCGTGGAACGGGCAGAGCCCCACATAGGCCCGGCCCTGCTTGGTCAACTTGATATGGCGGCCGACCTCCGCCGGCAGATTGACCCTGGATTCCGCCAGCGCCAGTTCCGCCGGGCTAAACCGCTGGTCCCTCATGGTGCCGCCAGCCCCAATTCATCCAGCAGGATATCCGCCATCGGCCGGGGCAGCTTGCCGGTCGCCGCCCAGGTCACGATCTGGAGCCGCTGTTCCTCCCGGGGTCGCGGTATCAAATTCATCACCAGGATCTGCACCGACAGCATCACCGCCTCCATTGAGCGGACATGATCCTCGGCGGTCATCAGCGCCCACACCCATCGACGGGGGACGCCAGACAATATGATCCCGGTAACGCCCATCCGTTCGGACGGGCGCCGGCATTCCGGCTAGACATAGGCGGGTGACCCCTCATCCCCCAAAAGCTGCGGAACAGCGGCGGGCCGCGCCTCGTGACAAGGGGGCGGTCTTTTAGGCGGTTTACCGATCGGCGAACGGAGGGCCTGCACTTCCCTTCATCCCGCCCGCAACAAATCAGTGACCCGCCGCTGTCCCCCAAGCTAGCGCAGGCATAGGTAGATTCCGCAATGCGAATTAAGCATACATAACGGTTGGGATACCCAATATCGACGCATAGCTGGCCGATCAGGCGATATCGGCGGGCCCGGTGGCGCTCAAACGGGCCTCGTCGCCATCACTCCTATCTCACGTATGATTTCGCTTGACATTATCTCCCAAACGCGCATGATATGACTGCCAGTCAAGCTGTGATTGGAAGCCAAACGAAAGGAACCGATGGAATGACACGCCCAACCTATCTTGATGCCGCCCTGGTGCCAAAGCACCTGCGCGGCACCTATACCGGAACCAAATTCCAGGCCGTGGTGACGGAAAAGGTCACCATCCCGCTGACCGCCGGGCTATCCGATGGCGGCACCCGCGAGATCTGGACCCTCATCCGCATGAGCGACGGCAAGGAAGTGGAAGCCGTCAACCATAACGCGCCGCCAGATCGCAGCCGCCGGGACGTGACCATCCATCTGGAACCCGGTTTCGCCGCCGTGCGCCGCTCGTGGTTCTGCGGCAAGGATATGGGGCTGACCTTCCATATTCATCCCCGGAACGCCGCAGATCTGGTGCCGCTCAGCACCGCGGATCTGCACCCGGTCGAGCAACTGGTGCTGATCTACACGGCCTGCCGCAAATCCTCCTATATGGGCAAGAACCGCTACCAGATGGCGGTGGCCGATATCACCCATGGCTATCCGGAAGATCGCGCCTGGGATCGCGATAACAAGGTGCCGCCCTCCGAGGCGGATTGGGAGATGGCAAAGGCCTCGCTGATCGGCTTCGGCTATCTGAACCGGGCCGGTGCCGTCACCCCCGCCGGCCGGAACGCCGCCCAAAACCTGCGGAGGCCGTCATGACCCAGACCCATAGCTGGACGAACCCGGTGCCGACGCCGGTGGAGCCCGGCACCAAGGGCGTCTTCGCGGTACTGTGCAAGGTGCCCAACCTATCGGCCAAGCGCTTCTGCGGGCCTAGCTTCGACACCCCGTATTACTGCGGGAAAACCGGTGCCATCGTCGCCTTCGCCGCGCTGGGCGATGCGATGTACTTCGCCAGCGTTCTGAACGAAGCGGAACGGGACGAGTTCCGCGGCCGCATGGTGCGGCACTATCTGGAGCAGCGGCGTAAAGCCCGTCATGGGCTCACCACCGAGCGTTTCCCGAATCACAAGGTACGCTCGCACTATCAGGCGGTGGCCTATCAGGGGCCGGAAGCGGTCACCAAGCATTCGCTGCACGATGCGCTGATCGCCGCCTGGATCCTCGACGACGATCTGGCGGATATCGAAGACCGCATCCTGATGGCCGCTGATCCGGCGGCCATGGAAATCCAGATCGGCATCGCCGCCTAAGCGCGGCAGCAACATGGAAGGAGAGAGTAATGACGACCCCAACCCCGAAGTTCTATTGGACGTGCTGCGGAGCAAGTTTCCGGGCACAGATGCCGGACGGCGTGACGCTCTCCGTAAACCCGGAACAATTTTCCAGAGGCCACCTCAAGGCCAAACGCGGAACCAAATGGAACGCGCAAGTAAGCCAGTGGAACGAAGCAACCCGTACTTCCCGCCGATTCGGTCGTGACGAGTACATGATTAAGCACGAGAGCGCCCGTGACGCCATGATTTCCGCCGAACGGATCTATCTTGATGCAATCCAACCCAAGGATTGAACCATCCTAGTCGATTGGAGCGGCCAGCAACGACCGCTCCAATAGCCTGCGATGGGCAGGGTTATCAGAGAAAGAACGGAGAAAGATCATGGTAAAGCCGATGAAGGTGCAGGATCCCTATAACGGCAAGCCGTCGGATCCGGTGGAGCACAAACACCGTCGCTACATCGTGATGGACCATCAAAGCCGCTTCCTCATCGAAACCTATCTGATCGAAAGGGCCGTATCATGAGCGACTATCCGGATCCCCATGCCTTCACCGGCTCGGTCACCTGGGATTCCATCCTGGCCGGGTTCGTCATCACCGGTACTTGGCTCCTCCTCTACTGGCTGGTGTCGCCATGAGCGTGCATCCGCTGGACGAAAAGCCGAGCAAGGCGGAATGGCAGATGGCGGAGAAGATCGCCCGCGAGCGCCCGCAGGACCTGGAGGATGCCTATATTGATGGCTACGGGCTTTGCCTGAATTGCGGCGAGGTCTCGGACGATGGGGTCGAGCCCGATGCCTGCCGCTACCGGTGCGAGACCTGCCGCCAGGATAGTGTCTTCGGGGCGGGCGAAATCCTGCTGATGGTGGGCTTGTAGCACCCCGATAGCGGATGGATGCGCCGGCCGCCTAAGCCGACGCATTCATCTTCTACCGGATCCGTCGATGGGGCAGAAATTCGCGCCTACGCGGCGATCAGCGATTGACGCAATCTCGCGTTTGCGCGACACTCGATCAGCGCTGATGCCATAGCGGCCAGCGCCATGAACAGGAAAGGAAACGGTAATGGCACGGATATCGTTCAAATCCAAGGTCATAGACGTGTTTAATCACGACGACTCCCTAGCGTATCGGTGCATCAGGGTGCCGGAATTAAAGCGCTCTCATTGCGATATGAGCGCGTTTCGCCGGCACCCTCGATATGGAAGTTTTGCAAATTCGGACCTGTTCCAAAATATGCTGACCCGGATCAGGAGAGATGTGTTCGGCACCAGCGATGCCGTGCGGCTGGATAGAATCCCCTCGGGCGTTCTCGTGGATACCAGCGGCTTTCTCGCCACCGTAAGTTTTGAAGTCTGATGAACCGGAAAGGAAACAGAACCATGACCACGAAACACACATGCGGCGGGCCGGTATTCGGCCGCAAGGCGCCGCCGGGCCAATGCCCGCGCTGCGATGAATTGCTGGCCGGCGCCCAGCCCGTCCAATGGTCCGGCAGTATGCGGAAAGCCGCCGAGGTCGAGCGGACCCGATGGATCCGCCTGCACAACTGCCGTGCATCGGGCTGCGGCCCGATCTGCACCGCGTTCGATTGGTAGGGGGCGGATCATGGTCAGAACCATCCAAGGCCGCGCGCATGTCGCCAGTGTCGCCGTCTTCGAGACGGTTGACGACGATTGGGCGGGCAAGATCTTAGATCTGGAAACCGACCAGATCACCGGCCAGCGCTTCGCCACACGGGAAGAGGCGCTGAACTGGGTCAAGGTCACGGCCTGCGATATGTTCGGGCCCATGAATTTCGCCTCAATCCGGATGCGCAAGGGCTCGACACGCTATGAGGCGGCATGCTGGCAACCGGAATGGATGTACGTGCAGCGCAAGGCCAAGCGGCGGAGCGTCGCATGACCGATCTGGCGCCCGTCGCTTGGTTCAGCGCCGCTTTCCGCGGCGCTGGGCTCTATGTGGAGATGAACCGATCGCGTCGAAGCCGATCGGCCTATCTCTATATCTACCGCTCGGAACATGATCGCACCGAGGGCGACGCGGTGCCGGTGTCGCTCCGCATCAGCAATCATCCTAACCCGGCATCAAACCCGTGGCGCGTGTCCGACATTTGGGACCGCGCGGAAGAGACCGATTACGAATGGCGGACCGATCTGGGCCAAGGCTTCACCCGCGAACCGCGCTATACATCGTCGCCGGACCAGACATCCTATCGGTCCTGGCGGGAATTGGCCGTCGCCATCATGGCGGGTTTCCAGATCAAGCCGCCGGCCCGGATGAAGCGCGACATGGCGCGGATCGCCGCCAAGCAACAGGCGGAAGCAGAAGCCCGCGAGGCGGCCTATGCGGAGATGAAGCAACGCGCAGAGATCCAACGGGCCGCATCGCAAGCGCTCGACGCCGCCGCCCGCATTCTCTGCGAAGCGGACGGCCACGATTGGGACAAGCCTGGCAAAAAGGGCTCGGAACGCCGCGGCCGGTACCGCAAGATGGTCCGGGTCCAGCAGGCGGCCAAAATGGAGCAACGAGCGCAATGAGCGGAAATGGATATTGGCCGTGCCAACACTGCCCGTGGCGTATGGATTTTCCGACCGGAACAATTCCGCTTGAGGAGTTTATCCGCATCGCCACATTGTTGGACAAACATGGGGTCGCGGACATCCACTGCCCGGCCAGCCCGCGTGATCCGTACTCTTATTGCGGCGTCTTTCGCCAACGACTCCAGAAGGACAATTTATTAAGTCCAACGGTGCCGATCTATCCAGACTTCCGTTCGATGGCGATTGCCAACGGGGTCCCGCCGGATCACCCCGCCCTGGTGCTATGCCGTGACGCATCATGACTGATCGCAACCACCGTTTTGGCGATTCGGAGGCCCGTTTTGGCGATTCGTAAACGGTTGCGGCTGGGCACGACCGAGTTACCGCCGCATCTGGACGCCGGGGATCCGATGACCGGGGCGGAGATTCGGCAGTGCCGGCACGATCTGGGCCTGACCCAGCGCCTGTTCGCGCAAGCCCTGGGCGTCACCAGAATAACGGTTTGCATGTACGAGAATTGTCATGTCACCATATCGCGCGCGGTCCAATTGGCGGTCGAGGCGCTGATGCGCCGCCGGCAGGAAAGTGACGGTGCAGAGGAGGTGCCGATGCTCATCAAATCGAAACGGATATCGGACATTGATCGGGTCCGCGCGCTGGTGGAGAGCACCACCGATATTGATGACTTGGCCGAGTTGGCCGGCATCACCGACATGCGGGCTTTGATGGAGCCTTTCCAATCCATCCGATCCCGCAAGGAACGCGACATCATCATCCGGTGGGAATTGCGCCAACGGATCCTGGGCCGTGATCCCGCCCATGTGATCTCGGTCGCGGCCTCCTGGAATAAATACTCGCGCGCCATTGCGAATCTGGGGGCCGGCTGATGGATCGGCTGCAACTGAAACCGCTGATCGACGCGATGGTGGCCGAACATTATCGCGATACGCCCAACTCGGTGCTGCTGCCGATGATCAACGCTAAATGTCACCCCTTCGTGCTCACCATGGGCGGGCTGGTCCATGTCGCGCAGCGGATGAAGCTGGTCAAAAGCAAGGAGATCCGCCGCGCCATCCTGGCCCAGACCATGACCAAGGTTCGGGCCAGCTATGCCGCCGATATCAAGGCGGAACGGGTGCGCCCGCCCAACCTGATCCCGCCCCGGAATCCCGGTGTCTGGCCGGAAGGCATCCGCTTCGACGATGACGCCCGCGCCGGCCGCCGGGAGGGAAGATGGCAGCAGCGTTCGGTCACGCTCCACAGCGAGGTGGGCTGTGCCGCGGAGATGTGCGCGTCATAGAAAATACTTGCGCTCGCGCGAAATCCTTGATAGACCTAATCCGCGATTCTCGCCTCATCGCCGCACGACGCGGCCTTGAGAAATCAACAGGAAAGGCAACGATGCTATGATTCACAATCCCCCGCTCCGCGAGGTGCAGTATCAGCTTTGGCATCTCCGCCAGCGCGTCGCCCACAAGGCCAATCGCTTCCGCATGGCGTGGCGCTACGCGATGGGCCGTCTGACCACGGACGACGCCCAGGTCATCACCATGGACCTCCGCCATATCGCCGGCTGGTACGCCCTGGCCGAAGCCCTGGAACAGGCGGCATGAGCGCCCGGGCAGAACGCATCCGCCGGGTTGTCCTGGACGGCCGCACCGTCGGTCTGGCCGCCACGCTCCTGGGCGCGGTCGAGGTCGCCAACAAGGCCGGTGCCGGCATCAATCCGCTGGTGCCGGCCGAAATGCTGGGCGGCATCAGGGTCGGGCCATCGGCCTTTACGATCACGTCGTTGCGGTACGCCACCGGGGAAGGACCATCATGAGCCCGATCACCGATGGAAAATCGCTGAATGCCGCGCTGAAGACGCTGGGCATCAGCCGCCGGCAACTGGGCGCCCAGGCCGGTTGTGCCCTGAACACGGTTTATCGATGGGTCAGCGGCGATCTGCCGGTTCCGGTGTACGTTCGTACTATCATGGCGCTAAACGAACTTCTGCTGGGCCGGCTGAGATGCAACCGCGCGCTTCTGGTGCAACAAATTACCGGCATCGACGCCGAAATCCGCGCGATTCAACGCGGTGACGACGACGGGTCGGAGCAGGATCCGCCGGATAATGAGGCGGATATGGCGGCTTAGGAGCCGCGGTCAAGGAAGGTTAGACGGTCCAAATTTGGTGTGTTGAGGTGGGTTCAGGCAAGGTGGGGCACGTTGAGGTATGGCGTGTCGAGGCGCGTTCCGGTGCGACCGTCAAGGCGGTCAGGGCTTGTTTTGGCCGGGCCCGTCGTGTTTGTTCCGGGTTCGGCAGTCAAGGTGGGTCTAGGCCTTGTCTGTCGCGTCACGGTCTGGCGGTCGAGGCGAGGTGTGCTTGGCCGGTTAAGGCGAGTCAGGGCGGTCGTGGTGGGTCAAGGCTCGTTACGTCGCGGCGCGTCCTGGTCATGCAGTCAAGGTGGGGCGCGGCGGGGTCGGGCCGGGTTCGGTGCGGCAGGTCCTGTCTCTCAAGCACCTTCCGGCCGCGGTATCAGCGTTTCGATGCCGCGGCCGGATCTTCCGCTGGCTCGCCCCGCGCCATGCCGGCAAAGCGGCGTTCGGGCGCGAAATACCACTCGCGCATCCGGGATCGGTACTTCTCCAGAATCCTCAATTGCACCAGAGGTTGCCGGTCGATCAGCGCCTTGCGGAACTCGCGCATCTCCCAGCCGATGCGCTCGGTCGGGGCATTCTCGCGCCGCATCGCCCGCTGGAAATAGCCATTTGCGTCCTTCTGCACCTGGGCCAAGCGCAAAAGGATGGGATCAGGCTTTGCTGGGGAAGTCCGGCGCGGCATCTATACCCAATAACCGGTTCTGCTCGGCAGCCTCTTGAGTGAGATCCAGATTCTTATTCATCAAGCCTGCGAGATACTCTGGAGGGAATGAATCAGTTGAGAGTTGGGTCATAGACCATCTAAATCTTATGTCCTTTGTGCCAAACATGATTGCCATTTCACCCGAATCCTGGTGTATCGGCATCCAGTCCCGCTCGTACAATTCGGTCGCCAGCGTCTGGATGCCTTTCATCTCCGGATAATCATCCGGCACGTCGTACATAATCATAAACCGGCGCATCACTGTCTCCTTCGGTTTCAACTGTCCATGTCACCGGGCAAAGATCGGGATCGACCGGGGCTGCGGCGGGCGCTCGGTGGCCCAATGGGGCCGGCCCTGCACCATCAGATCCGACAAGGCCCAGACCAGCGCATCCGCCCGGTTCGGGCTGCGGCTGCCCTGATAGCCCGCGGTGGAGAAGTTCAGCAACTCCTCCTCCAGTTCCGGAAACTCGCCCACATGGCGCACATTCTCCAGCGGGGCGAAGTAGAGCGTCGAAACCGGTTCGGCCCGCACCACCTTGCCCTTGCTGGCCCGCACCAGATGCACATTCGCCAGCCGGTCCCGGGTCTTGATGGTATAGCGCACCAACTCGCCGCCGAAATTCGATTCCGCCACAATCCGGTCGGCGTTCCATCGATCGTAAAGCCGGATCACCACCCGGCTCCAATCCGCCGGGCCGCCGGTCATCGTCGCATCCTCCAGCACATAGGCGATATCGTCATAGCCCAGGCCGGCCACCACGATGCCGATCGCATCCGACCGCTTCTCCTCGCTGCCATCGGCACCGGAGGGATCGACCGCGACCACGATGCGCTTATAGCCGGGCGGCACGTCCTCGGGCTGGCAGCGCGCCTTTGCCAGCGCCTCGATGGTCCATAGCTGGCCGTCGATTTCCTTCTGGTAGGTGCCCTCAAAGAACCGGGCGCGATACCGCGGCGGCATCCGTTCCAGCGATTGCAGGAATTTCGGATCCAGGTTCGCCACGTTCTGGCTGGGGTTGATCGTGGTGTACTGATAATCGTCCGGCTCATCCAGCACCCGGCGCTTGTCCAGCGGGTCCATCTTCAAGACGAACATCAGATAGGTCCAGTGCTGCGTGCCGGCCGGGTTCAGATCGTAATAGGCCCGCTGGGGCAGAACCTCGCCATTGGCCTTAAAGCACACCTGCGCCAACCGGGTCAGCGCCAGCATCACCGATGGATATGCGATCTGCGAACACTCGTTGCAGAAAATGGTGCAGAACTCCATGCCCAGGATCTTTTCCGCGCGCTCCTTCTTGTCCAGGCCGATGAACCAGATGGTGGATTTATTGGCGAACTCGACAAACTGGTCCTGCTTGTTCTCGCGGAAGGTCACGCCTTTGAACTTGGTCCGCATGACCTTATAGAACGTATCCACCCACACTGATCGCTTCACCTCGGAAAAGGTCGAGCGCACGATCACATGCCGGGATCCGGCCGCCAGCAGGCACCGTGTCACGATGGCGATCAGCAACAGCGTGGTCTTGCCCGACCGGGCCCCGCCATAGATCAGCGTGTGGCGCTGCCGGCCGGTCAGCAGCTTGATCGCCTTTTTCTGCCCGGGATTGGGCGTCCAGACATCGGGCGGCAGGGGCAGCTTCTTGCCGTCGCGCACGGGCGTGAATTTGGGGTCGAGATCCCCCTCGTTATCGGCGATGGGCTGGCGGGGCGATTCTTCCTCAAGCCCGCGCTCCTCGCGGATCCGGGCCTCCTCGGCCAGCGCTTCCGCTTTCAGGCGTTCGGCCGCTGCTTCCTCCGCCGCCTGTTGGTCGCGGGCCTTCTGGCGCATCAGGCGCGCATGGGCGGCGGCTTTCTCGCGGCGGATCTGGGCGCGTTCGATCTTCCGCGTGGCCGCCCTGAGCGCCTTGCGTTCCTCCGCCTCGCGCCGGGCGATGCCGGCCTTAGAGTTCGGGTCGGGCTTGGGGCCGCGCTTCGGCGCATCCGGGTCGGGTGCGGTTTTCTTGGTGCGCTTGGGTTTTGGTTCCGGCTTGGGCCTGACCGGTTTCAGCGCCTTGGCGGCCTCGCGGGCGGCCACCTTGGCGTCGCGGGCGATCTTGCGGCGCTCATCCCTTGCCAGTAACAGCGCGGCGCGCCTTGCCTGCACCGCATCCAGCTTGGCGCGTTCCTCCGGATGGTCCAGCAGATAGGCTTCGATCTCCTGCCGCCGCTTGGCGGCCAGTCGCCGCTCGCCCAGCGTGGCACCACGGGCGGGCATCTCAGAACATCGCCTCTTCCTTGGAAATGCTCACATTCACCTGCACCGCGGTACTGGTCACCGGGCCGTTCTCAATCCAGCCGCGGTCCTTGCCCTGGCATTTCAAATAGAAGCACAGGGCGGGGAAATTGCCCTTCTTGACCAGTTGCATCAGCATGGTCTCGGCCAGATCAAGGCACTTGTCCTTGGTCTCCTCAATGTGCTTCTGCACCGATTTGTGGGTCTCAATATAATCGACCAACTCGCGCCGCTCGACATTTAGCAATTGCGACGCATGGGTCAGGATGGCACCACTGGCCGATATCGCCTTCTTCACATCATCGGTGCTGATACCCTCGCGCAACGCCAATGCCATGGCCCATCTCCACTATTCCGGCTGGATGCCCTCCAGTAGCACCGCGATATATCGCATGGATGCACCGGTTTTTCCACGGCCCTGCCAACGCTTGATGATTCGGGCCTGCATCCGGCGCGCGGTCTGGGTCAGTGCCATATCCACCAGTTCCTCATGCGCCATGGATCCGCCCGCCACGCCCTCGCGCACCCCGGTCAGGAACTGCAACCCGCCGGATATATGGCCCATCTTCAGCGAGATCCCGCTGCCCTCGGTCAGCACCAGCCCCAACACCTCGCCGGGATCCAGCCGGCGGCGCTGGATCAGGATCGCCACCTGCCACCAGGGCGCGCCATACGGGTCGAAATCGAAGATGGTAAAGCGCTTCAGATCGGCGGCACTCATCGCCCGCATCACCCGCCGGTTATCGGCGACAAAGGCGGTGCGCTCGTCGCGGTACCATTTCCGGTCGCAACCGACATACTGCGCCGCGCGGTGCCAGATGCCGCGATACATCTCGCCATCGCCGGCAAACGCATCGAAGACGATCGACCGGTCGGGGCCGATCGCGTTCAGCACCCGTTCGCGAAGGGCGATCTTCGCTTGCCGCGCCGCCGGGTGGGTGTTGGTCTTGGCCGTCTGGTCCAGCATATTGGTGCCCAGATCCTGCCGCCGCTTCGCTGCCATGTCGGGTTAGTCCAACGTCACGGTGCCAAGTTCCACCTCGACCTCGGGCATGTCGGCCAGGAACTGGCGCAACCGGTCCAGCGCCCGCGCCTGATCGCGCAACCGGCCCTTGACTGATATCCAGAACCGGTCATGCACCGGGGTCGCCTCCACCTCGTGGATCAGGATGGTTTCCATCTGGCCGAACGCGGCATCCAGATCGGTCGCCATGAACCCCATGGAAAACAGATCGGCCTCCGGCGCCTCGCGCAGCAACGCACCCAACAGGTCCGGATCATCCTTGCTAAGATCGCCCAAGCGGTTATCGGCCACCATGTACTGATCGGCGGTCGCCTGATCCACATCCCACAGGATCACGTCGATATCGGTCAGGCCGGCATCCTTGGCCGCGGTCCACAACCCATGGCCGACGATGATCATGCGGTTCTGGGCGCGCGCCAGGATGGGCCGGGTCTGGCCGAATTTCAGCAGCGATTTCGCCATCATCGCCACCTGCGCCGCCGGGTGCTTACGGGCGTTGCGCGGGTTCGCCACCAGATCGTTGATCGGCAGCTTGGTAATCGCCCGCAGCGGCACATGGGTCGGCCCGCGCAGCGGCTCATCAATCGGTTCGCGCAGCGCCATATCAACCGGCTCGGCGATCACCACGTCGTCTGGTTCGGCCTCTGTCGCCATCGCGGCCTTGGCAGATCGCCTGGCTGGTCCCATAGCCCGTGTCGCCATCGCCGATTATCCCTTCATCGCGCAATCAATTGGCACGGACGCGACAATATCCGACCGATCATCCTTTGTCGCGCTCTGATGCGGATCTCGCGGTCTCATGCGCATGCCGCGCACCGGGGGCGAGGTCTGCACAAGGTGGAGAATGCCTCCAAAGTAGATCATAGTCAAAACAATCATCCCTTGCTGTCGTTTCCTGTTGCGTTCGCGCGAAAATTCTGCTATAAAAGACTGCCGGCCAGCGTTGCGCCCGGCACCGCTCCTCAAGCGGTAACCCAACTGTAAAGGAACCCTCCATGTCACCCTTCGATGCCGATACCAATGTTGCTGCCGCTGCCATCACAGATGATGGTGCGGACGATTTTCGTCTTGTCGCCGACCAGGACCCGGTCGCGGAAGCCCCGGTCGAGCCGCAAGCGGAGCGGGTGCAGCCCTTGTCCTATATCAACGCGCCGCTCCACCTGATCGAAGCGGCAATGTCATGCGCTTCGACGGAAGAAACCCGGTACTACCTGAACGGCTGTTTTCTGCACGCGCATGACGGTGTGGTGCGGGTGGTCTCGACCGATGGGCATCGCCTGTTCATCGCCTCGTTCGATCCCGATGTGGATGACGAATTGCCGTCGTGGTTGCACCAGGGCGTTATCGTCCCGTTGGGGCTGTTCAAGGGCCGGTTCAAGCTCTTGAAGGAAAGCACCCAGCGCGGCCTGCAGGTGTTCTGCCGCATCGGCTATGGCGACAAGGCGGCCAAGCTGGAGGTCACCGATTACTGGAACGAGATCGCGCTGCGGATGGCGCCGGTGCACGGCACCTTCCCAGATTACAACCACGTCATCGGCGGCATCGACATGAGCGGTGCTGAACATTCGGAACCGCTGGATTTCGTCAGCTTCAACCAAAATTATCTGAAAGATGTGGGCTCGCTGGCAACCGTCCTGAATGCCACCTCGGTCAACCTGATGCGGCAATCCAATGTGATGGATCCGACGGTCATCACCTTCGGCGGGGTGCCCAATGCGGCGCTGATCCTGATGCCGTTGCGCTACGATAAGCCGGTGGAAGTAAAGACGGTGGCCTTGCTGGCACCGGCCATGAAGGGCACCCTGGCCGCACTACGCGCGCACGAAACCCGCAATCTGGCCCAAGCGGAGAACATGGATCTGCCCCGGGTCATTCGCGATGAGCACCTGAGAAAAGCCGCGGACTATGCCAAGCGCATCCAGATGATTCTGGAGGGCACGACACCGCGTCTGGCGGCCCCGGCACCGGCACCGGAAGCGACCCCCGTGCCGGAACCCGTGCCGGAAGCGGAAGAAGAAGCGGCCGCCCAGCCGCAAGCGGTCGTCGATCCGACCCCGGATGCGGATGAACCGGCGGCGGAACCGACCGCGGCCGAACCGGAAGCGCCGGTCCCCTCGGTCTACGAGCGGACTCTCAGCAAGCGCTACCGCAAGGCTTCCGTGCTGGCCTGATCACCATCAGCGGGCGCCGGACGATACCGGCGCCCGTCTTTCTTAAAGGAAACCGACCATCATGGATCCGATCAATCACCCCTTGGCCGATGCGCCACTGATCTTCGCGTACACCCGCCGGCAGGCCATCGAAGGCGGCGTGCTGATCGACATCACGGAACAGGCGGTGCCGCTGGGCCTGCGCTGGCACACCTGCATCACCGATACCGCCTGGGCGCGGTGCGTGGCGCTGCCCACCCCCCTGCCGCCGCACATGGTGGGGCAATCGGAAACCGGTCGCCTGCGCAATGTGATCTGGATGGCAACCCTGCAACTCCGCGCCGAACGCCGCCGGAAATCGGCGGAACGCCGGGCGCAGTTCTCAGTGCGCGTCCTGCAACCGGATCACGCGCAACCGATGCTGCACCGCCTGTGGATCGACGTGGGGCCGGGCGACCGCGGCGAGCCCGTCATTACCATCATGACCAACACCGATCTTTAGCAACAGATCGAACGGAAACAGGGAGACGGAAAATGGCTCGCTACATTCTGATCGACAACCACTCGGGTTTCATTTTCGGCGATAGCGCCGACCTGGATGGCAAGATCTTCACCGGCACGCCGATGGAATACGCCGCCGCGCTCGACGCCTCAATCGGCGAGCATAATCACACCTATGAAAGGGGGCATCATCATCCCGCAAGTAATCGAAGCGGATATTTTGTCTATCGCGCCGACATTGATGGTTCCGATGCGGTTCCCGTGGTGCGCGATGGTCAAGACCCAGAGATGATTGATGCGGTCGAGCGCGAATGTAAGTTGCTGGGCTTCATGATCTGCACCAGCGGCCCTTGATCCAACACCGCTCTTTCACGAAAGGAAACCGACCATGCAAAAGATCACAGAAGCCAGGCTGTACGAGGATGACGGCGGCGGCCTGGCGCTGGTGCTGGGCACCGACGATCGCACGCTGCCGCCGCTGGAGATCGTCTACGGCATTGAGGCGCTGGAGGCGCCCGAGGTCGAGGAGGCCATGCTGGATGTGGTTGAGAATGGCCCGGCCTGCTTCACCGGCTTTCTCCGCGCCTCGCTGAAACTGGGCTGGCCCGCTGATATATGGGAGCACCATACCCAGCAAGGCATGATCGGCTGGATGCGCTACCTGCATGACGAGGTGGTGCGCTGGCCCCTGATCGCCGTTCTGCACGAACCTGATTCGGCGGTGACGCTGTATCCCGACAAGATGGGCGCCGCCGGCCGCCGCGCGTTCGGTGCGGCTCTGGACGGAACGACCAGCACGAGGGCGGACCATGAGGATGGGCTGGCCGTGTGGTTGCTGCCAGCAGACGATTGCGACCCGCTGATGCGGGCCTCTGTGGTCGGAACGGATGAACTGACCCACGCGGAAGATGCGGTGTGCGACGGCCCCTGCTCGGTCATTAGACAGAGCCATTATTCGGACGGCGATGATTTTAGGTGCTTAACCAGCACGGCTGGCGATTGGAACAGCTACGATTGGTCGGATGCCGAGGTGTTCGCCAACGCCGATGCCGCCCGCGAGGCCATCGAAGCCGATTGCTCCAGCGACGAGATCTATCGGCTGGACCACGGCGAGACCGGCAGGCCGTCCTATTTCATCATCCCGGTGTCGCCATGAGCGCGCCAGCCGATCTTCCCTATCTCTATGTACCAGCGTTGCGGCCCTGCTCCACGGTCACGCTGCCTCCCGGTATTACTTGGGACTATGTAGAGCAGCCATGGGGTATCTCCGTCAATCGGCCGGAGTTGCCGCTATCAAGGTACCGATACGGCACGGTGGCGCTCTCCCGTCGGCTCACGTCGGATGAGGAGAGCCGATTTGAAATGCTTTTCCTGAGTACGCGGTCATGAGCACGAGCAAGCCCCTCACCAGCCGCACGCACATGCGCCGTATGGTTGCCAAGGCCGGCGGCTATTTTAGCCGCCAAGCCCGCAAATGGGTGCTGGCGGGCCGGTCCTCCAATCTCGTGGGATCGCCGCACTGGCCGACCGAATGGTACGACACGCTCGAAGAGGCCTACGCGGCTTGCGACGGCATGGCGGAGCGCCGGATTGCGGCCGATCAGTGGGACGAGGCCGAATGCCGATATCTAAGGAGTGCGCGATAATGCCTGACGGTTCTGACCGCAACCCCACCTATGGCGCCCTGGTCCCGCGCCCGACTATCGAGGAACTGGTCAGCCGCCGCAATCAGGCGCTGGTCCTGTTCGAGCGGGCGCACGACGCCTTGACGGCGACGGCCGAGGCCATGCGGGCGGCGGCCAAGATGGCTTACCCATCGGCCACCAACAGCTACAATCTGGTGCAAGAGGCCGAACGGAGAAACTTCATCGCCCATATCGACGTGCCGGACCGGGCCAAGTATCTGGCGACCGCCAAGCGCCTGACCGACACCGATGTCTGGGCGCACATTATCGAAATCACCGGCCTCGAAAGCCTGATGGACACCACGGCCAAGCGCCAGTTACGGGCACAACTGGGCACCGATCCGCCCGAGGTCACGGTCGATAACGTGATCGCCACGCTCCAGACCTTCGCCGCCGATGCGGATATGATCTTCCGGCGCGGCATCGCTACCTGCTTTTCCAGCCTGGACCGGCGGTTCCGCTCACATGACGGTTGGAAGATCGGCTCGCGCATCATCATCTCCCACGCGCTGAACGACAGCGGACACTGGAACTATCGCGGTTGCGACCAGATCATCGACGTGGAGCGCGCCATGCGCGTTCTGGACGATGATAAAGGCCAGCCGATGAGCCTGATCCATCGGATTGATCTGGATCGTGGCGCCGGCTGGGGGCGGCGCCAGGGTGTCAGCGAAACCGAATACTTCCGCTGCTACACCTATATGAACGGTAACGCCCATCTCTGGTTCAAGCGCGACGACCTGCTGGAAAAGGTCAACAAGATCCTGGGCGAGTATTACGACACACCCATCCCCGAGGAGCGCAGCCCGACCGCGGAGACGGGTTTCGACAACCCCAAGCGCGCGGTCGCCAAGAATTACGGGTTCTATCCGTCGCCGCCGGCCGTCGCCAAGGTGGTGATCGAAGAAGCGGCGCTCTATCGCGCATGGCCGGACAAATCCGAGGCCCCGCTGACCGTGCTGGAACCCAGCGCCGGAGAGGGGGCACTGGCCCGGCTGGCGGTGGAGAACGGCTGCTTCGTTGATTGCATCGAGTTCGAGGTCAGCCGGGCCAAGCTGCTGGACGAAACCGGGCTGTACCGGCATGTGCAGTTCGCCGATTTCCTTGCGGTCGAACCCACCGCGGGCAGGCAGTATGATCGGGTGGTCATGAATCCGCCCTTCGATCTGGAACGGGATATTGATCACGTCCTGCACGCGCTCAAATTCCTGAAACCGGGCGGCATCCTGGTCTCGGTCATGTCGGCTGGAACCGAGTTCCGCCAGACCAAGAAATCGGTGGCGTTCCGGGCGCTGGTCGAAAAGATGGGGGGCCGTTTCCACGATCTGCCGCCCGCCAGCTTTGCCGCCTCCGGCACCTACTGCAACACCGTAACGCTGAAACTCACGGTCCGCCCGTAAACGAAAGGGAAGCCCATGCTCCGCTCCACCACCTACCTGAACCGCCTGGGCGATGTGACCATCGTCTGGACCGAGGAACAGGACGCCATGATGCTGGCGATCATCGAAAAGAAAATGGCCCAGGGCGTCGTGTTCTTCTTAGTCGAGCCGCGGATGGGCGGGCTGGCACCGCCGTTGAAAACCGAATTGGACAAGGCCGAACACGCGTTCCGGCTGCGGGCACTGGCGGTCCATGACAAGGATTTCGCCGATATGGTCGAAATGGCTGGCGTGACCACGATTAACGCGCCTGAGCCGGCCAAGCGACCGACGGTAAAGAGCAAGGCCAAGACCGCCCGGGAGGTCGCCAGCGGCCAAAGCATCGCGATACAGCCGATGGCCGGCGGCTGAGATGCAACCGCGCGCCGCCCCGCTGCCGCCGGACGTGCAATACACCATCGACGGGCTCGGCTGCGATTGGTACCTAACCCTGCTGGATGCCTCGGTGCTGACCCTGTTCGGCGATATCGACACGATCATGCGGATCCACGATCAGGACCGTCCGGGCCGCTCGTTTCTCGTGCGGATGGCGCAGATGGCGCTGGAGCTATCGGCACACGCCCATGCGGTGTTGCGAACGCTGCCCCGGCCGATCCAGGAATCCTTCGTCGCCAGCGCATGGTTGTTCGAGCCGAACATCGTCAACGATGTCGGCGAGATGCTGGCCTCATGGAACCTGACCGACAGCATTCTGGGCGGGTGCCTGCAACCGTATCGGCGGGTCAGGTGGAACACCACGCTGGCCGATCCGTCGCCCAGGGTCCGGCGCCGGCTGCACGCGCCATCGTCGATCCGCCGCTACGTGCGTCGCAGCGATGAGCTGGGCATCATGCAAGGTCTCCGCGCTCATTATGCCGGCTTGCCGATGCCGAAATCCCCGACGCAGGCCAATCTGGTGCTGGATATGCACCATCGGCAGCAAGAGGCCCGCTATGCGTATATTCGCGAACAGGCGTTCACACTGGACCTGTCCGATCTCTCCGATCTGGGCATCGGCAGCCGGGCGCTCCGGTTCGCCAATGCGCCCATCTTTGGCCGCCCGATCCGCCGGATGCTGACGCGCAGCCATAACGCTGCCGTGGCAGTGATCGGAGAGGCCGATACCAAGCTGTTCCGCCATGGGCATCCGGTCACCATCATCGACGGCGATCTGGCGTTTAAGATCAAGCGCCGCGACAGTCTCGCGACCGTGGGCCATGGCGCCCTGGATATCACCGTTTTGGGAAACACCACGCCGCTTTGCCAGTTATGCGTCTATTTCGGCGACATGCCGACGCTGGACCAACTGGCGGCGGTCGCGGTGTATGCCCAGGCCGGCGAGGCCCGGGCGCTGATCGAAACCGGCAACCCCTATGGGGTGACGGCGGCCGGTGCCCAGCATCCGCTGATCAAGGATCGCGTCAAACCCCGCACGGATGATGCAGCGCGGCGCGACCGCGGTACTGACGGCTTCACCTCTATGGACCGGCGCAAGGCCGACCAGGACGCCTATTACCGGGCGACAAGACCGTTTTATGAGGAGGCGATTTGGACCCGACTATGGGGTCGCCGGGCCGATCAGGTGCGCCGGTTCGCCGAAATGGGCCACACCGAAAGGAGTGCGGAGTATGCCGCAGCACGACAAAACGATTGCGGCTAGCTTTCAGACGGCGATAGTGCATGCCAGGACGCTGGCTCATAACGGCGATCAGTTCGCAGCCGCCGGTAGTGCTTGGATAGATCTCATCCGGATCTGTGCCCAGCACAAGGTCGACCGACTCCGCGCCGAAATTGAACGCATCAAGAATCCGCGCGGCATTCCGCCGGCCCGCACACCGCCGCCTGAATGATTCCCTTGCATCAAAATTCGCGTACGCGCATACTCCCCGATCAGGCTGTTGCCGCCTTCTAAGCAAGAAAGGAACCGAAAATGACCGTTTTAGCATCGAATATTTCCTGGTGTACCGGCACGCTCAATCTGACGCGCGGGTGCTCCAAGATCTCCGATGGGTGCGCCCATTGCTACGCCGAACATCTGGTCAATAACCGGCTGCGGGCCGATTTCGACCAGATGGCGTTCTTCCCGCATCGCTTGGCCGATATCCGCAAGTTCCGCCCCACAAGAACGGAAAGCGGAACGCTTGAGCCCAAGATGATCTTCGTCAACAGCCTGTCCGATTTCTGGCATCAGGACATTCCCGACGCCTTCATCCATCAATGCCTGGACGCGTTCGAGACCCACCCCGATATCATCTTTCAGATCCTGACCAAGCGGCCGGTCCGCATGCGGCGGATCATGGCCGATCGCTACGGCAACAGTGGCATCCCGCAACAGATCTGGCTGGGCGTTTCCATTGAGGATAATCAGGTGGCGGGCCGGATGAACCTGCTGCGCCGCTTGAAGGATCAGGCGGGCGATTTCTGCGCCTTCGTCTCGGTCGAGCCGCTGATCGGTCCGGTCGACGAGGTTGATTTCACCGGGGCCGATTGGATCCTGACCGGCGGCGAAAGCGGCCCCGGCGCCCGGCCGATGGAGTTCCACTGGCTGGCCCAGGCCCATGCTGCCGCCACCCTGGCCCGCGCGGCGCTGCACTTCAAGCAATACGGGCACCCGTCCAACAACCCCTATGTGCGGGCATTAAAGGTCAATCACCCCCAGCGCAGCGCCGCCTTCCTTCTGCAAGAAGCCGCGCGCCTGGGTCTCGAACTGGCGCCGAAGGAAAAGGGCGGGGCGACCTATGAAGGCCGCATCATCCACGAAAAGCCTCGGGCGTGGCACGATCTGGCGGCCCGGCTGAACCCGCAGGCCAGCCTGATCGCAGGGGCGGCGTGATGATAAATATAAAAATAACCACACGCGAGTTACACGCCATCGGAGAAGCAACCGTGAACCCTGACCGCTCCTTCGCCATCGACGTGTTGCGCGGCCTTGCCGTCCTCTTGGTGCTGGTCACCCATTTCTTCTGCACCGACATCGCGGTGCCGATCGCCGATCTGGCCGACAGCCCGCACTGGAATCGGCTGATGATCCTGGGGGTCGAGGGCGTCACCATCTTCTTTGCCATCTCGGGCTATGTCATCACCCGCAGCCTGTGGGATCCGGCCCGTAGAGGCATCCACGCCTTCTATGCGCGGCGCTTTTCCCGGATCTGGCCGCTCTTTGCCATGCTGGTGGCCGTCCTGGGCGCCATCTCCCTCACCGTCCAGCATGATCACCTTTATCAGGTGGCGCTGATGCCGGCGGGTGACGCCCCCTTTGGCGATGGCTGGTTCGGGGCTTCCATCGCGTTCTTCATGTGCAACTGGTACCGCATCTTCTCCGGTGCCGATTACGGGCTTGCCTTTGTCGTGCTGTGGTCGCTGGCGGTCGAGGAGCAATTCTATCTGGCCTATCCGTGGCTGGTGCGCGGGCTGCCACGGCCGGTCGATCTGATCGCGGTGCTGGCCTGCATCGCCGGGGGCGGGTTCTGCATCAAACTGGCGCTCCTCTGCAACGGGGCCTCAATCGTCGCGGTCGAGGCCAACTCGGCCTTTGGGTTCGAGATGATCGCCATCGGGGCAATGGCCGCCTGGGCGGTGCCGGATGCCCGTGCCGTGTTCGCCGCACCGCATGTCGGCATCACCGGCTGGATCCTGCTCGCCACCGGCCTCGTGCTCCAAGCCATCGGCCCCTACCAGCTTGTCACCCGCGCCATAGCGCCCGAGATGCTGGCCGGCGGCACGGCACTGGTCATGGCCCATGCCCAGGTCGCGGGCGATCATCTGCCGCAAATCCTCTCCCCCGTGGCGGCGCTGGGCCGGGTCAGCTTCGGAGCCTATCTGCTGCACACGCCCATCCTGTGGCTGCTGGCGCCGCTCTCTCAGCGCGTCGGCTGGCCGGTGGCGTTCGCGACCTTCATCGGCATGGTGTGGCTGGTGGCCGATTTCAGCTATCGGCGGTTCGAGGAACCGATGCGCCGGGCGATCTATGCGCAGATCTATTCGGACTCTACCGAGGTCGCTCAATTATGACGGCCGGCCCGCCCGCCAAGGCCAGCGATCACCCGCTGCTGCAACCGGTCACCAGCACGCCGGCCCCGCCGCCTTTGGTCTGGGCCAAGGCGCTGCAATTGGTCACCTGCGATTACGGCCACCCGATTGCCCGGTTCAAATCCGAGATCGCGGAATCGCGCCTGTGGCGGTCCGATCATTTCTACTGGATCATCGAACCGGCGGTAATCCTCACCCGATGCCAGTGCGGCCGGCACTGGTCCCGATTCCACGACTCCAAGATGCAGATGTTCATCGCCGGGGAATGGCGTTGAGCGCCCCCGAACCGGTCGCGCAACACTTGCGTAAACGCGACAAGCCTGCTAGTGTCTTGCCCTGTCCCGCTGGCCCAGCCGCCCGACACCGCACCAGGAGCGACCAGTGACCGCCGCCAGACCCTTCCCTGCCACGACGCGGCCTTGCCGCCGGGGATGAGCCATGGGCGACAACACCGCACTCCGCCGATCCCTGCTCCGCGAACAAGCCGGCGCCTGCTTTTATTGTGGGCGCCAGATGGTGATGGATCTGGGCAATCTGGCGGTCACCGTCGACCATCGATTGCCCAAGGGCCGCGGCGGTCCTGATCGGCGCGACAACATCGTGGGCGCCTGCTGGCAATGCAACGCGCTCAAGGGCAGCATGACCGAGGACGAGTTCGTGGCCTCGCGCGAAGCGCTGGTCGCCACTGTCGGCCTGCCGGTGCATGGCCTGTGCGGTGTCAATGCCACCCGCATCCGGCGCGAGGCCCGGTCCCGAACCCACAAGTCGTTCGATCCGATTCCGGTATCCAAGGAAATCCAGCATCCCATTCAGCCAGGCCCCGGCAGCCTGGGTGATTTCTGGCCGTCCGCCCAGCGGGGCCCGACCGAACCCAACACCCAACCGAAAGACCACGATCATGCAGACCGATTTCACTGTCTACCGGCCGGGCCAACCGGCGGAACCGCATTCGGCTGATCTGCCGGAAGAACCCGGCTACGACCGGCTGAAAACCCTGGTCACGCCGTTTCTGGACGGCGCTTGCCTGGAACACGTCACGGTATTGCGGCCGGGCTCGGAAACCAAGGCCAAGGTGACGCGTGATGACGATTACCTTGATATGTTCGTGGATGAGGAAGGCACCTTGAAGCGCCTGCCCGTCAATGACGACGCCACGCGGATCTACCGCGCCAACTGGCTGCGGGCGTATCCCGGCACACCGCCCGACACCTTGGCAGAGATCTACGGGCCAGCCGTGCTGTTCCACCGCCGCGTCTGGTTCTAGGGAGGCCCACAATGTCAGTCGTCACCAGCATCATCCTGCATCTCCGTGAGGGCGAGGATCTATCAATCCTGCATCGCATCAACGCGATCATCACCCAGCGCGGTGCCACGATCATGGCGCGGGTTGATCAGTTCATGAATCGCCAAAAGCAAAGCCCGCGAATGGTGTTCGGCGGCACCTATAACCACACCGATTCGGATGCCATCGTCAAAGCGTTCATCGCGCATGTCTTCGAGTTTCCGGATTACGCCATGCTGATCGTCGATGACGAGCGCGATTATTCGCATCGGATCTATCTGGCCGAAGGTGCCGACGTGGAACAGCGAAAGCAGATCTCGCAATTGAGCAAGTGGGTGGACGATCTGCAAGCCGGCATGACCGTGAACTGCGTCTATTGCGGGCACCGCTACGGCCCGGATCCCGGCACGCCGGTCGCCATGGCGGACATGCTCAAGGCCCATATCGCCCGATGTGATAAGCACCCGATGGCCCGGTTGCTCGACGCTGCGCGGAATGCCGTAAGCGAATGGAATCACGGGTTTGATATGGACCGGCTCAGTTATGCGTTGCGCCGCTTGGATGCAGTGATCGCCAGTTTTGCGAAAGATCCGTCATGACCGACGAAGCCGAAATCGCCCGCACGAAGCACTGCCCGATGGGGCGTCAGTTTATTCACTACGAGCCAACCCCGACGAGCGCAAACCGGTGGCTGGATGACGGGCAGGCCGCCATGACCCCGTGCCTCGCGTCCGACTGCATGATGTGGCGCCTCTACAGTCCGGATGAAGGATATTGCGGTTTGGCCGGCGCTCATGTGCGGTGGACAGAAATATGACTGAGCCGGAACCTCTGATCCACTCGACCGACAAGGCCCTGCTGGACGCCGCCACGACGGGCCAGGGTGCTCTCCCGGTCGGGCCGGAACTGATGCAACAGATGGCCGATGCGATCAACACCCGCACAGCCTATATTGCCGCCGAATACCCGGCGCTGGTGGCTGCTTGCCCCGACGAAACCAAGCTGGCGGTGACCGCCTGGGTGTTCGGCAAGATCGTCGATCACGCGGAACAGGGCGGCACGTTCCGCTATCTGATCTATGACCGGCTGGGCTTCGGGCCAGAGGCTTACGTGCCGCTTTACTTGGCCGGCGGGATGACGATCAGCAACGAGTTCGACCTGACCGAGTTCGGGTCGACAAGGCGCGCGGAGCGGCTGACGGCGGCGCTGGCGCGGTATGCGGAACACCATGGCGGCATCCACGAAACCCCGGACTGCCCCGCGGACGATACCTGCACATGCAAGTTCGTCGCGGAGGTCAACGACCTTCTGAAAGGACACGACAATGCCCGATGATACGATACGGCAATACCTGGGCGATGGCGTCTATGCCGAGTTCCGCGGCTGGGACATCGCGATCCATGCCGACCGGGACGGCCAGCGGCACACGATATATTTGGAAGGACCCACGCTGCTGGCACTGTTCAAATTCGCCAAGCAGTGCGGATGGGACGGAGACGAGACATGACCGTAACCCCCGAGACCCTGCTGCAATGGGCTTACAAGATCGACTGTCGTCTGGCGCCGATCAGCGCCGCCGATGCCCATCAAGCCGCTGTGCTGCTCCGCGAGGCCGCTCGCGCGATCGCCACGCGCTATCCGGCCTGATCGTCATCGCCGTCAACACGATGGCCGGGATGAAGGCGGAGGTCGAGAAATGAGCTTGCGGGACCGGTGCGAGGCTTGGCTGGGCAATGGAGGCTTTGTGGCCGTGCCTTGGTTTTTGAATAGTCTAACCACTTTCGTCGAAAGCGAGATTGCGCGGTGCCCAGACTGCGATGGCACCGGCTGCGACTGGCGGATAGATACACGGCATCCTGATGAACCATGCCCGCACTGCCGAGGAACGGGCAAGCGAGAGGAGTTACCGTGCGGAACTGGCGCGGAGCTATTGGGCGAGGGATCGTGAAAGGTGACCTCTACTGCCTGTCCGGCCGGCTGATGCGACACGACCCGCAGGACGATGACCCCGATTTGGAAACCGACATCGGGGAGTGCCCGGACTGTTCGGGCGACGGATGCGGCGATTGGAACGGCGACTATCCTGAGCCGGTCAGCAAGATGGGCCGAAGCCACAACTGGCTAGTGAGGGCGCAATAATGTCTCTGCGAATATGCGCCGAGTGCAGTTATTGGATTTCGACCGACAAGAAATCGGGTGGTCAATGCTATGCACGACCGCCACAAGTGTTTCAAGAACCGTCGCCGTATGGCGGTGTAGTATATACCAACATGCGCCCTTGGACCGTCAGCGACGATTACTGCGCTAGTTGGAAAGAACGAGCATGACCCATGATCCGGCGACCGTGGAAATGGTGGCGAGAGCGATGAAGGAATTGATGGGTCCAGTCGTCGGATCGCCCGAATACCTAGCCGACGACGTGAAGCGCGCTCGCGCTGAAAAGCGCCAAACTGACGCAGCCCGTCGGCAAGCCATCACCGCCCTCGACGCCCTGACCGCCGCAGGCTGGACGCCGCCGGCGTGACCGCGCTGCAAATCACCGGGATCACCGGCCACACGCCGAAAAGCGTGGAGATGATCCTTGACCGGTATCTGGTGCGTAGCTCCGCCCTGGCCGAGGCCGGGCAAGCGAAGCGACTCGCGTGGGGAGAGGGGGAAGTGACGATGGTGATTACGAGCTTGCGGTATCGCTGCCAACAGTGGCTGGTCAATGCCGGTTTTGCGCGCGTGCCGAGCATGGTTAACAGTCTGACGAAGTTTGTGGAGAGCGAGCTTGCACGGTGCCCGGCGTGCAAGGGCCTCGGGTTCGGCGCATCCATGGAGGTTCAGTCGCCCCCTAATTACGCAGAATGGGGTGACAAGGTCGACGCGTGCCCGCACTGCCGCGGCACCGGCAAGAGACAGGAGTAACCCAATGCCCGACATGGACCCCGAAAGCATCGCCGCGCTGGACGCGATCAGGCTGGAGCGCATCCGGCAGGTCGAGGTCGAGGGCTACACGCTGGAGATGGACGATGCCAATTATCGCGATGGACAGGATCTGCCATCGGCAGCCGCAGCCTACTGCATTGCTGATTTTAACCCGATAGGCGCTGAAAAACTGTGGCCGTGGGAGGGCATGCCGTGGGAGGACATGTTCAATCCCAAATCCCCCGAGCGCGATCTGATCCGGGCCGGGTCGCTGATCGTCGCGGAACTGGCGCGGATCTATCGGGCGCGGAAGCGGAAGCGGGAGGGCGGGTCATGAAAGGCGACCTCTGCTGCCTGAATGGCCGGCTGATGCGGCACGACCCGCAGGACGATGACCCGGAGATGCTGACCGATCTGCGTCAGTGCCCGGACTGCGAGGGCGACGGGTGCGACGATGGCGACGGTGGCGGCCACCAGGGCGAGCCGGTGGCGAAATTCGGACGCAGCGATTTGTGGAAAGGAGCCTGATCATGCTGTATCCTATCCAATTCGAGACCGACCGTGCGCCGCTGCTGGTCGACATCCCGGACGGGACCGAGCCGGCCTATTGCGCGCGCGTCGCGCTCGAAACGGCGATCGGCGACAAGGCCGATCTGACCGGGGCCACTCTGACCGGCGCCGATCTGGCCTGGACCACTCTGGCCGACGCGAGACTGACCGGGGCCAATCTGACCCGCGCCGATCTGGCCGGGTCCACTCTGACCGGCGCCGATCTGACCGGCGCCACTCTGTCCGGCGCGAGACTGGCCGACGCTTGGATGGCCGGCGCCACTCTGTCCGGCGCGAGACTGACCGGCGCGAGACTGACCGGGGCCACTCTGATTGAAACCGATCTGTCTTGGGCTCAACTGACCGCGGCCAATCTGACCAAGGCCGATCTGACCGGGGCCAATCTGACCGGTGCCGATCTGGCCTGGACCACTCTGGCCGACGCTCGACTGCCCGGCGCCACTCTGACCGGCGCCAATCTGACCGGCGCGAGACTGGCCCGCGCGATTTTCTCGCCGCCTGACCACCCGTCATGGGCTCCCATTCGCGCCGACCTCGCCCGCGTGCTTGATCAGGCACAACCGGAGATACCGGCCCTGCTGGCCGCGCTGCGGGCCGGTCGAGTGGACGGCAGCGCCTACAACCGCAATGGATGCGGCTGTCTCTGTGGCACGATCGCCATCGCGCGCGGGGTCAAAGCACAAACGCTGCCGTTCGTCGATTCCTACAGCCCCGTCGAGCGGTTTTTCTACGGCATCAGTCTCGGTGACACGCCAGCCACGAACCCGCTGGCCCGCATCGTCCAGGCGTGGATCTTGACGTATCAGGTGGAGCACCGAGTGTGAATGAGATGAACCCGACGCCTGAGAAAATCCAGGCCGCGCTGTTGGTCATCGGCCGGCTAGCGGAAATGTATCCGTTTTACGGCTCGTCCGAATACACGGCCGCCGGCATTACCCTTGCCGACGCCTACCGCGACCTCCGCGCGCGCCTGCTGGATGCGGTGATGGCGCTGTCCGACATGGTGCGGTCAGACGAAGAAGTGTTCGGCACCACGTATGACCCGGAATTTCACGATCGGATGGCGCGCCTAGTTGCCATCGCCACGGAGCTTGCACCATGACCGCCCCCACGCTCCAGGACAGTCTTGACCGGCTTGCGCATCTGGCGACGCTGAAGGGTCATGATTTCTGGTCGGGCAGCGCGCTCCGCTTGGACAACCTTGCCTACGCGGAAACGCTGGTGCGCTGGTTTGCCGAAGCCGGCTATCCGCAACCCGGTATCGCCGCGGCAGGCCCCAACGTGCAACTGGAGTGGAAAATCCACCCGTCCGAATTGGAGATTGAAATAAGCAGTCGCGACCGCGTCGAAATCATGCTGGTGACCAGCCACAACGATGACACGACGCCGGGCAACGTGAAGGCTGCGATCGGGCAGGCGCTGGCGACGGTGTTTGGAGAGCAGGCATGATCCCCCGTCGGATTCGCGGTGCCTCGCATTACCTAGGCGCGCCGGTTGGATGGCGGCCGGAAAAAGACGGCGATTGCAGCCATCTCGCGATCCGCACGCACGGTGATCCAATTCGAGGCAGCGGTTGGTGCGAGAGCGCTTGGGAGCCCTTGCCGGACGATTTGGAACTCATCAAGGCCGGCGGATCGATCATCCTGCGCGTATGGGGCTGGCAGCCACCAGTGGCGCTCTATGTCGAGCTTGTTGTGCAGGAGGAACCATGACCGCGCTCGCGATCAACAAAGCGCTGGGCATCGGCGAATGACCGACCGCCCGCGCATCGCCGTTGCATCGGTCTCCGGCGGCAAGGACAGCCACGCGACGGCACTGCTGGCGATCGACGAATACGGCCCCGAGAACGTGCGACTGGTCCATGCCTGGACCGGCCATGAGCATGAGATTACCGACGCCTTCATCCGAAACGATCTGCCGGCCATGTTCGGGCGGTCGATTGATATCGTCCAAGCCGATTTCACGTCCGACATGACGCGCAAGCGGGCGTACATCGAAACCCATTGGATGCAGGACCTGACCACAGGCAAGCCCGGCGAGTGGAAGTGGAAGGGCGATGGCCCGATGCCGATGCTCCAGCCGATAGATCCGGCTGACCCCTACCGATACTGTTCATTCGGCGATTGGCACTGGACGCCGGAACGCGCGCCGCTCAAAGATTACGACGCCCAAGCGGTCATTGGCTTGGCGCTTGAGATGCTGGTGCCGACCGGCAATCCGTTCCTGGACCTCTGCCTCATGAAAGGCCGGTTCCCCTCGCGCAAGGCGCAGTTCTGCACGCAGGAACTCAAGCGGTATCCGCTCGACAAGTACATGTTGGACCTGATCGGCCAGGGCTATGAGGTTGAAAGCTGGCAGGGCATCCGCCGCGACGAATCGATGAGACGCAAGGACGCGCTGGAGCGCGAGCGCGGTGCCGAGGGCTGGCTGATCCGCCGCCCGATTGTGGATTGGACGGCGCAACAGGTCGTGGATTTCGTGACCTTGCGCGGCCATCGGCTGAACCCGCTTTACAGCATGGGCTGCGATCGGGTCGGGTGTATGCTGTGCATCAACGCTGGCAAGGACGAAATCGCCAACGCCGCGCGCCGCTGGCCGCACCACATACACCGGATCCGCGAATGGGAGCGCATGGTCGCGATTGCCAGTAAGCGCGGGCTGGCGTCGCTATTTGCCGGAACCGGCGACGTGGAGGGGCTGATGCCCGATGAATATGCGCGCGCGTCGTCCATTGATGCCACCGTCGATTGGGCCATGACCACGCGCGGTGCCAAGCAGTACGACCTGTTCAAGACGGGCCTGCCGGTCGCCTGTGCGTCAAGCTACGGGCTCTGCGAATGACCGAATACTGCGGCATCGGCGCTGAAATCTCCGGCCCCTATCGGTATCTCCTCTGGCGCGAATGGCGCGACCTCGCCAGCCCGTGCCCGCGCGATCACTGGTGGTGGTGGGATGCCTATGACGGTGCCGGCCATCAACTAGGCGGCCCGCTCTCGGTCGTATTCGTCATGCTCAACCCTTCGACCGCGGATTCCCGGCTGGATGATCCGACCATCCGGCGCTGCGTGGATTTCGCCAAGCGCTGGCAGTATCAGCGGATCGACGTGGTCAATTTGTTCGCCTATCGTGCCACGCGGCCCCAGGTGATCCTGGGTATGGACCACACCGTGGATATCGTTGGGCCACGGAACCAGGATTTCGTGGAGCGCGCCCTGGATCAGGCTGGCCTCATCGTCTGCGCCTGGGGCAACCACGGCACGCATCTAGGCCAAGATCAAACGATGATGGGCTGGATCCAGGGTGCCAGCAATCTGCCGCTTATGTGCCTCGGTCGCACGCGTTCCGGCCAGCCCAAGCATCCGCTGTACGTGCCGGCCGAGAAAAAACTGGAGCGGTTCGCATGACCGAGACCGTGCCCTGCATCCACTGCGGCCGGAAGCCGAAGCAGTACCGGTGGTGGCCAGACACAATAGTCGTCGAGTGCGCCTCTCCGGAATGCGATTGGGTAGAGTTCAGCGGCGTCGGCGACAAGCTGGATGAGGCCGTCAAAATGTGGAACGAGATGAACATGCCATGACCGATGTAGTGCCCTGCCGCGCGTGCAAGTTACCGCCGTTCCGGTCATTTAATTTTACCGGGCAGGAACCGCAGTTGTTTATTATTTATTGTGGAAACACCGATTGCCCAAGCCACGGCAGCCAAGCGACGGGATCGACCCACGAATCCGCCATCCGCCGATGGAACGAGGCCAACGCCCCGGCGCTCCCGTGATCTTCGGCAGCGTGTGCAGCGGGATTGAGGCGGCGAGCGTCGCATGGGAGCCGCTGGGGTGGCGAGGGGCATTCTGTTCGGAGGTCGCGCCGTTCCCGCGCGCGTTACTGCAACACCGCTTGCCTGGGGTCCCTTTGCATGGCGACTTTACGACGATCAACGCCGGCGACTACCAGTCAATTGACCTTCTTATCGGCGGCACCCCCTGCCAGGATTTCAGCATCGCGGGACTTAGAGCGGGCATTACTGGCGAGCGCGGGAATCTCACGCTTGAGTTTATACGCCTTGCTGAGAGACTTCTGCCCCGTTGGCTCGTTTGGGAAAACGTCCCTGGCGTTCTGTCGCTTGACGGAGGACGGACGTTTGGATCCATCCTCGGGCTCTTGGGGCAACTCGGGTATGGGTTCGCTTACCGCGTTTGCGACGCTCGATACTACGGAGTGCCCCAATCCCGCCGTCGCGTCTTCGTTGTTGCATATCTTGGAGACTGGACCCGTGCCGCAGCGGTATTATTTGAGCGCGCGAGCCTGCGCCGGGATCTTACGACGGGCCAAGGCCCGAGGCCGGACACTGCCATCGGAACTCTTGGCGGCACTTCAAGCGGCAACGGATGGCGAGTAGGGGCGGATGAAGCGGCGGCTGGAGAGTTGGTTGTAGGCGCGCTGTCTGCAACCGGCGTCGGCACCTGCGGCGCGGACGATAACCAAGCGCAGGCGAGGCACCCGATATCACACGCGCTCAGCGCTCATGGTGGTCCGCATGGTCGCATCGATGCCGAGACCGAGACGTTCGTCTACACGTTGGCCTCGCGCGGGCGCGGTGACGGCCATCAGCTTGAAACGCGCGACGATGGTGTTGCGAATGCCGTCCTGACCCCGACCGGCGGCCGGGGCGGCGTGGGCGTCGGTGCTGTTGCGTTTTCGTACAAGGATGACGGCGGCTATGCTGGGGATACGGCCCCGACCATGCGAACGCTAGGTCACGCCGGAAGCCACGCCAATGCCGGCGGCCATTTGGCCGTTGCCACGCGCTCAGCCGTCCGCCGATTAACCCCGCTGGAATGCGAGCGCCTCCAAGGGTTTCCTGACGGCTGGACCGATATTCCCTTTCGCGGCAAGCCGGTCACTGACGGCCATCGGTATCGCGCGCTGGGTAACAGCATGGCGGTGCCCGTCATCCGATGGATTGGCGAGCGGATCAGCCTCGTGGAGCGGTTGCACCAGCCAGACAGGATCAACCATGCACACGATTGTTCCATACGGGATCACTGATGAGGTCCGGTTCGACTTTGCCTGCAACGACCCCGATAACGGTCTGTTCGCCGGCCGAGTCCCTCAAATTGAGATTAACCCGGATGGGCTGACACTCGAAGCCAAGCAGTGGAACGGGTATTCATTCGCAAGGTGTCCCCGGTTCCGTGAAGACGGCGGTCACTTCATCCTCGCCGGCAAGCGCTGGCCGTTCATCAGATCCAAGGATTGGTGGGGCAACTGGTGCTGGAATGCCTATTGGCTGGATCCGAAGGTGGCCCAGGATTTCCTGATCTGGCTGCGCGCTCGCGACCTGTTTCATGCCACCGAGGGGGAATCGTCCCTGTTCGATGCCTGGAATAATCCAGACCCGAAAGCCCTGGCCGATTACCGGCCGCTCTTACGCACCCCGCCTTCCATCCGCCACGACGCATGACCAGCCGGTGCGGCCGGTAATCTCACAAACGCGAAAACCTGTTGCGCGAACGATAAATCTCATGACACAGTATTCCCGTTAGCGCGAAATCCGCGCCGATGACGGAACCAGGGGCCTCCGGGTGGTTTACGGCTGGGTTTGGCAGTCCGGGTGAGTCAAGGCTTGGCGCTTCACGGTGTGGAGCGTCGAGGCTGTCCGGGTTAGTTTTGGTATGGCTTGGCCAGTCATGGTTCGCCCGTCAAGGCATGTCTAGGTTGGCGGGTCTAGGCTATGTCTGCATAGGAAGTGGCGGCGGATGGAAACGCCGTCGCCACTGCTTTATCAATATCCCACGTCAATCAGGGGGCGCCCCATGGCAAAAAAATCCGTCGGCATGTCCGAGATCTCCCACCAGGTCTGGGGCATGAAATACCGCCTGCACGCCGCCGACGGCACCCCGATTGACGACACCATCGAAGCCACCTGGCGCCGCGTCGCCAAGGCCATCGCCGCCGCCGAATCCGATCCCGCCCAATGGGAGCCCATATTCTACGACGCGCTGGATGGGTTCAAATTCATCCCCGCCGGCCGGATCCTGGCCGGCGCCGGCACCGGCCGCAGCGTCACGCTGTTCAACTGCTTCGTCATGGGCACGATCCCCGACGACATGAGCGGCATCTTCTCAGGCCTTCGCGAGGCGGCGCTGACCATGCAGCAGGGCGGCGGCATCGGTTATGATTTCTCGACGCTCAGGCCCAAGGGTGCGCCCGTCCATGGCGTCGGCGCCGATGCCTCGGGGCCGCTCTCCTTCATGGATGTGTGGGATTCGATGTGCCGCACCATCATGTCGGCGGGCTCCCGGCGCGGCGCCATGATGGCGACCTTGCGCGCCGATCATCCGGATATTGAGGCGTTCGTCGATGCCAAGCGCGATCCCAGGCGGCTGCGCATGTTCAACGTCTCGGTGCTGGCGACCGATGCGTTCATGGATGCCGTGAAGAACGATACCAATTGGGATCTGGTCTTCGCCGGCACGGTCTACCGCACCATCCGCGCACGGGATCTCTGGGACCGCATCATGCGGGCGACCTATGACTATGCCGAGCCCGGCGTGATCTTCATCGACCGCATCAACGACCGCAATAATCTGGACTATTGCGAGACCATCGCGGCGACGAATCCTTGCCTGCCACCTTGGACACCGATTCTCACCCGAACAGGCGTGAAGCCTCTATCGGAAGTTTCAATTGGTGAACTGGCATGGACCGGTCAAACCTGGACTCCCATCACAGCGAAATGGTCGACCGGCGTCAAACCGGTCTATCGGTTTCGCACGACAGCGGGTGCGATTGATCTGACCCAGAATCATCGTGTGGTTCAGCGCGGCATGAAGGTCGAGATCGCACAGGCCGACGCGCTGGATACCTGCACCGGCCTGCGGTTGGAGGCCGGAACCCCGCTTTATCCACAGGATATTCTTGATGGGCTCGTCATCGGCGACGGATCAAGAAAAGAACGTATGCCGCCCCGTCTGGCGATCGGTATCAACGATCAGGATTACCTTAAATCCGAGATCGCTCATCTACTGGTACGGCAATCAGAAGGTCAGCGGGATAATCTCTGGCACGTCACCACAACGGTCACGTCGGCGGAATTACCACCCCTTCCAGAACGCCCGATTCCAGATCGCTTCTTCTATGCCGATGCGGTCAAACAAGCGGGGTTCCTGCGCGGGCTGTTCTCAGCAAACGGTTCCGTGCTCCCGGCCTATAATCGTGTGGCCTTGAAGACGACATCGCTGCGTCTAGCCGATCAGGTCCAAGCGATGTTGTCGGCGCTGGGGATACGCTCGTTTCGCACGAAAAATAATCCGCACGACGTGGTGTTTCAGAACGGCCTTTATACCTGCCGGACATCATACGACATCAATCTCAGTGGTCGGTCCGCCATGGTCTTCGCGTCAACAATCGGGTTCGTTCAAGGCTATAAACAATCCGCCCTGGCCGAACTTGTCGCGCAATATAAGGCGGGGCCAAAGCCGCAAAAGATCACCTTCGATATTGCGGAATCCGAATACCTGGGGGATTTCGAGGTGTTCGACATCACCGTCGCCGATCCGGATCACGTCTTCTGGGATGGCGGGTTCGTCACATCGAACTGCGGCGAGCAACCCCTCCCGCCCTATGGCGCGTGTCTCCTGGGTTCGATCAATCTGGCGGCGCTAGTGAACGATCCGTTCGAGCCCACAGCTCACATCCATCCAGGGGTATTGACCGGTCTGGTCACCACATCCATCCGCATGCTGGACAACGTGATCGACGTGTCGCGCTTCCCGCTGGAGGCGCAGCGTGACGAGGCGATCGCCAAGCGCCGCATCGGCCTCGGCATCACCGGTCTGGCCG